ATGGCAAATGCAAATGTACTAGAAAAGTATCGTAAGAAGAAAAAGCTCACTGTAAAGGAGCTTACAGACAAGATGGATAAGACACCTGGCTGGTATTCTAAGATTAAGTGTGGCCACTTTGTTCTTCCGAGTTATCACTTACCAAAAATGGCATCAATACTGGGGGTAAAGCCTGAAGTGCTTGCCAAAGAGTATTTTTCAGAGCATGAACTTGAAGAATCTTCAAGTTGTGAAAATGACCAACAACCAGCTTAAAGGAGGCCAGCAATGATCAAACAACCTAAGGGTATTGAATTCCATCGTGAGTTCGCACCTGATATGAAACGAATGGTCCATGCTTTAGAGGTTCTACTTAAGTCAAAACCAGCAGAACCAAAGGAAGTCACTGAGACAGATCAATCAGTAAAAAAAGAGGAAACAGCCTAAAGGAGTACTGGACGACCCTCACACAACTGCATAGAGCGCCGAAGAGCGGGAGCGAGCGAAGATATGAGCCGCGCCTTAATACATTCCACCATTTCACCAGGTAAGGGTGATAACAAGGTCAAGGTGGGGTCACTGCCAAGACTCGACGCTGCATGCAGTTGTGTGATGAAAGTGAGGTGAGATCAATTTGGATGAACTCGATCATTTAGTTAAACGAATTGGCTGGTACACCAAGAAAGTCAAACAATCAGCAAAATGGCCACGAGAGAAACGGCAACGTCGGCTCCCAAGACTTCTGGCTTACAAAGAAAGACTGCATGAGCTAATCAGAAAAAGAAAGCCCTCGGCTCATATGGATGCCGAGGGAGAGTCTGGAAAGTGAGCTTGGATTCATTGTACATCGAAAATCGAATAACGAAGGTAAGGATGGTGCGAACACATGAGCGACTTTGGCAGGCAATTGAGCCAGTCACTCCATGAGGCTGGGATGACTCAAATGGCATTCAGCTTCGAAACGAACGTCAGCAGAGAGGCAATCTCCTCCTACACAACGGGTAGGACTATTACGCCTCCAGATATTAAGTCGAAATCGGTGCTATTAACCGATAACCCATACCTATCGATGGAGGCGGCTCAAGAGTCAACTGCTGGGACAAGTCCCGGAATCATAGGCGGTGATCGAATCGAAGTGAATCGTCACACGGTACTGGATCGCACAGAACACGAAATGAACGAACTGTTGAAAGTGATTCGAGAGGCTGAGGAAAGTCTTATCAGCGCGCCCCCGCGATCCTTAACAACACAGGAAAAGCAAGCAATTGAGACCTTAATTCAAGAGACATTGGATGTCGTCACAGCAAGTACAAACCTCGCAGCAATCCTTTGTAGAGAGTACAAGGTGTCATGGGTTAAACAATGGGCTATCCACAAATCAAAGTGGATGAAAAACGGACTTATGAAAATGATGAAAGGGGTAGGGCTACATGAATAATCAGTACATGGTGTTTGATCAAGACCAGCTCATGATTATGATTGGGGCATTAGTGGAAGAGAAGGTCAGGGTTCAGAAAGCGGGTAATGCCTGGCAAGCAAAACGGCTTATCATCACGGCAAATACTCTTATCGAAATGTATGGTGGAAATCCCGGTTACTTGGATGAGGAACAGTTAGAGCAGGCTGCTGGAGCGTTAGAAAGAGCGGTTGAGAACCGTAGAGGTGTGGTACAAAACAAGGCGTCACAGGCTCTATGGCTAGTTGCTCGTTTACGGAAGGTAAAGGCAGAGCGGGAGAGGCGATTTCTTAAAGCACCGTATGTAATGGTGAAGGGTAAGCGGAAAGCGGTCCTCTTGAAAGCGAGAGAAGTCGCAGCATTCCTTAAATACGAAAAAACCGCCCGCAGCGAACGGACGGCATAAATCATAGCTCAATGGAAGAATACCACAACGGTGTAGGGGAGGACAAGACATGAACGTGAACGATCGGTTGAAAGAAAAAGGTATCGTGTCCAATGAACTGCTTGGCGGTCAGTTTGACCGCATGGCGACCTATAAAACGGATGGTACTCTGCGGATCGAGGCAACACCCGATTATCGGGATGGTCAATGGATAGCTGGACAACAAATTGTGTTGCAAAACTGGGACGAGATTGAGCGTCTACGCAACTTTCTAAATAGCTTGAAACCAGTAAAACAGTCAGAGGAGGTTGTCATTCATGCAGCAACTGCTTGATTTTCCGGAGCACGTCGAACGGACAGAGCCGAACAGACAGCGGCAATTGGAACCCTTAGCTTTTGATGTTGATGACAGCGGGCTTGAATGGACGGTACGGGATGTTATCGAAGAATTGGAGCTTCTTGTTGAGGGGAAAGCAACGATTAATCACGAGGATTTCGTAGAGGGGATAAGGGAACAGGCAAGACGCTTGATAAAGTAACGCGGGCTTCGGCCCTGCGTGGAAAATTCGGTCGACCTTATAAAATCTGAGAGTCGCACGTGAACTGAGTTTTCCACGGAGGTTCGAACCTCCAAGTAATACATAGCGAGGTCAAGACGTGGCGTAGGCAAGGAACTACAACGGCTGCCGTAGAGGTTGGGACGGTGGCGCCTCGCGACCAAATCCAGAGGAGGTGTTAAGAGTGGGGCAAGTGGCAGAAATGATTCTATCAGGTTTGCTTTGCCAAGTATGCGGGGCATATATGGACGATTTTGAGGAACCTGGACATCCAAGAACTTGCGAAGATTGCCAAGAAGAAAAGTAAAAGACCCAGCGCTGCAACGCTGAGTCTGATTCGAAACATTTTACCACTTAGCAGTATCGTAACGTCAACGAGCTGAAAGTGCAAGGAGGCGGAGCTATTTGAGTCTACAACAATTTGATCCAACGGAATATATGCAAGCACCTTCTCAGCCAAAAACGGCGGGGACTGAGGCGCTTATGACAAGACAGGCGCAGGAAGTACAAGCTGCAATGGTGATTGCAAAGCGGTTTCCGCGGGATGAAAACGAAGCATATGGTCGCATTATGAAGGCTTGCAGCCGCAAGATACTTGCTGAAAATGCGTTGTACGAATATCCAAGAGGCGGACAAAAGGTTACAGGGCCATCCATTCGTTTAGCGGAAGTGCTGGCTCAATGCTGGGGAAATATCGACTCAGGAATTATTGAGCTGGAGCAGAGAAACGGGGAGTCATCGGTGATGGCCTATGCTTGGGATCTAGAAACGAACACTCGCCAATCAAAAACGTTTACCGTGAAGCATGAGAGGAAAGCGCGCGGATCGATTAATAAGCTAGACGACCCTCGGGATATTTATGAGCTTGTAGCAAATCAGGGAGCTCGCCGGGTTAGGGCATGCATTCTCTCGGTCATACCGGGTGACATTGTAGATGCTGCGATTGAGCAATGCAAAGTGACACTTGTTAGCGGTCATAAAGAGCCACTCTCGGATAGGGTGAGAAATGCGCTTGTGTTGTTTGAGAAGGACTACAGCATTTCAAAAGAAATGGTGGAAAAATACATCGGTTGTAAGGTAGATGCCTTCTCGGAACATGACTTCATTCGTTTAGGAAATGTGTATCGTTCGTTGAAAGATGGCATGGGAAAGCGTGAGGATTACTTCGATATTCGATTAACTCATGAGAATGGGTCGAAGCTGGAAGAACAATTCAAACAACAACAGCAGCAAGAGCAAGGTGGTGTAAATCCTGATGGTGGAGCTGAACAATCAGAACTACCACTCGATTGAGGCTGATCTAGTTTATATGAGCAACAGCCAGTACAAGGACTTCATTGAATGCGAGGCTAGGGCCGTGGCAAAGGTGAAGGGGGCTTGGATAGAGCCACCAAGCGATGCTTTGCTAATTGGTTCATACGTACATGCTTGGGCCGAAGGAGCGCTAGAAGAATTTAAGGCAAGCAACCCGGCATTGTTCACAAAAAAAGGCGAACTGTATGCACATTACAAGGTCGCAGACAAAATGATTGAAACATTGGCAAATGATCCGTTTATAACTTTCCTTCTTCAAGGAGAGAAAGAAAAGATCATAACAGCAGAATTTGCAGGAGCGATATGGAAGGCAAAGCTGGACGTTCTACATGCTGAAGGAGAACGGATCGCGGATATCAAGACAGTCAGGGATATCCGGGGGAAGCACTGGGATAAGGAACTCGGCTGCTATGTCTCATTCGTTGAGGCATACGGTTATCTGAGGCAGATGGCGCTTTACGTGGAGTTGGAACGAATCTATCACGGTCGCAGCCATTGGTACGATCCTTACATCATCGCTGTTTCCAAGGAAGACCCACCAGACAAGGAAGTAATCAGCATGGATACACACCGGATTGAAGATGAGCTGGCTGAGATAGAACGGCGTATGCCTCGAATCATTGAAGTAAAGTCTGGTTTCACGGAACCAAAAAGATGCGGCACCTGCCGATACTGCCGTGAAACAAAGAAGTTAAGCAAGGTCACGCATTATATGGATTTAATTGCTTGATACGCCGAGGGGGCAGGGGATGGGCATAGCAGAATACGGGACAACGGGGTTTTTGGTCCTTCCCCGTTTGTCTTTCCGGAATAGAAGGGACAAGCTGTTATTCGCTGATTTGATGGAACGGGCCAGCTACAAGGACGGTGCTGGGCAGAAGCGAGGCGAATTGCTGTTCAATACAGCAGAGTTTGAAAGGGAAGTGGGCTGGACACGCAAAGCAATCACTACCTCACTAAACCATCTGGTGAAGGATGGCTTGATCAAAATTTCAGCAGCAAAACGCAGATGTGACGGGGTTTTCATAACGATTTTGCACTATAACCAGATGCAAGACTTGAGCACTTACAAGGCTCACAATTCCTCCGAAAAAGGGACAATCAAGGGACAATCAAACGCCGACGAAGGGACAATCAAGGGACAATTAACCGATTGTGAAAACCCTTGTGGCTCTAAGGATGAAGGGGGTTCGCAAATGACAGAAGGGACAATCAAGGGACAATCAAATGCTCATGAAGGGACAATGGAGGGACAATCTTTATTTATTAAACAACAAGAACAGCAGTATGAACATAAGAACCATTTAAAAGACTTACCCGAGCAGTTGTCGAGAATGGAGCATGTGGAATCCTTTGTTGACTCGCAAATGCTCGCCAACCCCATATCCACTTTGCCAAGAAAACTCTTCGTTGAATATTTCAACACCATCCGTTTGAAGCGAGCAACGGGTCGGATTGCAACAAGTAAAGCGGTGAAGATATGGGACAAGCTGTTGACTTATTGGGAAAACGAGAAATTGGCTAACACTCCTGACGGTCGGGCAGCCATCATCCTATACGCTTTGAGCATTCACATTATGCAGCATGATGACAAGGACGAAGATTACACCTATGGGATTATCCGTAGAACAACAGAGCATGAAGCTCGCCGGAAGATGCTAAAACTCAGGAATCAGGGAGGTGCTATTCGTGAAATCGCTGCAACAGGTACTGACTCAGGGCGAGCAGAGTATCACGAGAAGCGCCGAAGCTTCTAAGCCGCCAGCAAGGCAATGCCCTCATTGCGAGAGAGTACTCGAGCCGGTGCAAATCGACCTTCTTGGTCAAAAACGATGGGGGGCAGTCACTTGCTCTTGCGAGACAAAGGCCAGGGAAGCCTTTGAACAAGAAAAGCGGAGGCGCGAATGGTTGACCCTCTGCCATGAATTCACAAGCAGAGACAAACTGCTTCCAAAAGCAACTCTAGAAAACTACGAAAATCGTATGGGATGCACGAATGCCATTAAGATCGCAAACAACTTTGTTGATACATACATCGAATGGTTAAGTGATCGCCCAGGATTGGGGCTTTACCTCAACGGACCAAATGGGTTAGGGAAAACGCACCTTCTCACAGGGATATATAAAGCGTTGATGAAACGGAACGTTTCGGCAGTATTTATGACCACCTATCACATGTTCCAGCGATTCAAAGAGGTAGGCAAGGTCAATGATTACGAGTATGAAAAACGCCTTTTGAAAGTGCTGTATGGTTGCGAGGTGCTACTTCTGGATGATGTAGGCGGTGAGGTTCCTTATGACTCCCGGGCTGAGAAACTGCTCGATGTAATCAACGTTCGAAGCCAAAAGAGGCCCATTATCTACTCGAGCAATTTCACGACAGGAGGGCTTGAACAGTGGATGGGAAACCAAGGGAAGAGAATCGCTGATCGTATCTTGGAGAATGCCATCACGATCACGCTGAATGGCGAAAGCAACCGGGGACTGATTAACGATGAACATCATGACTGGCTTGCTGGAAGGGTGAAAGGCCTTGAATAACACTGTCGAACAAACCGAAACCATGATTCATGTCCTAATGAATATTCAAGCTGAACAGAGCGTGCTTGGGACGATGATCGTAAAAGGTACTAATTTCCCGTTGGTTTACTCGATTTGTCTGCCTGAGGATATGTACTCGCCTCATCACAGGAAAATCTATCAAGCCATGGTTGACCTAAATCAAAAAGGTCAGCCAATCGATCTTGTATCAGTAACCACTCGTCTTCAAGATGACAAAACGATTGATGATGTGGGTGGTGTTAGTTACCTGATGGAGCTGGCAGGCTCAGTTCCAACAGCTGCCAACGTTGAATACTACGCAAAAGTGGTTCGTGAAAAATCAAATTTACGCAAGTTGCACTTGGCTGCTTTGCAAGTGCCGAAGCTGATCATGGAAGAGGTTGACCTCGATAAAACAGTCGCTTTCCTTGAGAAAACGCTTTTGGATGTCACCGCAAGCTCTTATAGCAAAGGTTTCCGGAAAACAAAGGATGTTCTCCTGAATGTCTACGATGCTATCGAGCAGAACGCAAATAATGGGGCTGGCGAGGTTACAGGAATCTCAACCGGATTCAAAGACTTGGATCGGATCACGAGAGGGCTGCAAAGATCAGACTTAATCATTGTCGCTGCTCGTCCATCCGTTGGTAAAACTGCCTTCGTTCAAAACATAGCACAACGTACTGCGGAAAAAGGTTCCGACCCGGTAGCAATTTTTTCACTCGAAATGAGTGCGGAGCAGTTGGTGCAGCGCATGATCAGCTCAGAGGCTAATATCGAGGCGGACCGCTTACGAACAGGACAGTTAGAGGAGGAGGATTGGCTAAAGCTCACAGAAGCCATTTCAAACCTTTCTAAAAAGCCAATATTTATCGACGATACCCCAGGCATTACGGTAAGCGAGATTAAAGCCAAATGCATGCGCCTCATGAATGAACACGGTGGGCAGTTGGGTGCCATAATGATCGACTACTTGCAGTTGGTTCGCACACGAGCAAAGGCAGGTAGCAGGCAGGAAGAGGTATCTGAAATCTCACGGACCCTAAAGGCGATTGCGCGTGAGTTGAACGTGCCAGTTGTTGCACTGTCTCAGTTGAGCCGTGGAGTAGAGCAGCGACAAGACAAACGCCCTATGATGTCTGATATTCGGGAGTCAGGATCAATTGAGCAGGACGCCGATATCGTTGCTTTCCTGTATCGCGATGACTACTACGACAAGGAAACAGAAAACAAGAATGTCACTGAGGTCATCATTGCTAAGCAACGAAACGGACAAACAGGTACGGTAGAGCTTGCATTCCTAAAAGAGTTCAACAAATTTGCTGATCTTGACCATCGTTTTAAAAATAGCCAGATGACCATGACCGATGTCTCCGAGGATGAAGATGACGAGGATGACGACAAAACATGGAGGAGCTAGCCAAAGGGCTGTCGGGTGAAATTCCAGTAAAGGTGCCGATTCCTCAACGAATACAGTTGATCCAAAACAATAAAGAGCGATCAGCAGCAATGCGGCATTGGTGGAAAGCTTACGCAGACAGGTATCCGGAATTTAAAGCAGATCGGTCGGACAAGGATTTCGTTTACATGGTGAAACGGGGAGGAGAGCAGACATGAAGCAAGGCAAACGCCCAAACAGGCGGCAAAAAAAAGAATTGGAAGCACGTAATTTAAACCCAGCAAATTGGCTGGTTGAGCGCGATAGCACGACAGAGCTGGTTTTGATCCATCGTTTCTCCGGTAATACAAAGACGATCAAGAAAGGGGCATAACCGATGCAACGGCTGATAATCCCCTTGCTGATGGAGAAGAGACGGCGGAACCCAACAACAAAGAAGATGGAGAACATTTGGGTCGTTCCATCATGGAATCATTTGTACACCATCGTCAGAAATGCGCCAACTCTCGGGAAGTGGGGAGAGCTTTATAAACAGCGTGTGGCAGAGGCTGCTCTTGAGTGGGCCATGGATAACGATTGGGTGATGATTGAGACCAGGAAGGTTATTCTTCGCACATGGATTTTCTGGAATGATGCCAGAGAGAAAGACTGCCACAACACCGATAAAGCCTGGGCGGATGCTCTGGAAGGCATTCTCTACACAAACGACAGTCAGGCATTGATTCAGTATCAGGATTTTCAAATTGATCGGGGTAACCCACGTATCGAAATAGAGCCGATTGTTGGCGGTCTGATCCTAAGAGACACGCCAGCACGAAAAAATAAACCATCAAAAAATCAGATGGCAATTGAATGCTAATCCAAGGGAGAGTGTGGAAAATGAGCAATCAAGCACAATTTACGGCACTGGTAAAGAAAATGGCAACGGATGATAAAAAAATGGTTTTGAGCTTGGAGTTGGTAGGGAACATTGAGCCAACTTCGCTAGTGAAATTGGTAGATATGATCGGTGACAAAGTGACTGTAAATCTTGGTAACCCACAAATGGCTATGGAGTTTGACGAGAATGAAAGAGAAGAACGTCGCGGTTTATCCGTTACAACCGATCAGTCTGGAGTGGTAACACAAGTTAGCGAAAACAACGAGGAAGACACCAAAGATACTGGTGACATGGAGAACGAAGGCGACGAATCCTCAGAAAAAGGGGAAGGCTCTGAAAACACCTCAATTCAAACCGAAGACTCGGAGAATAACTCACCTGATCTAGAGCAGCAAAGCCAAGAAGAATCCGATGACAACACGAACGATGGCGATCAGGAGGAAAATAAACAAGAGGATGCTGTCGCCGCAATCGACAAGGATAAACTGGTGGCATTCATCTTGAGCGGACAAGCCCCAGCGTTTGAAGAAACAGAGTATGACTTCCCCGCATTGCTTGCACGAAAACAAAATGGCGAAACGTGGATTAAGATTGCATCGTCCATCGGTACCTCTTCCTCCAAACTACAAACTGCTTGGGCGAAATACAAGAAACTCGTTGCTGAACATATGGCGAAGCAAAACGGTGAGGAACCGGGGGCAGCGTAAAGCTGCTCCTCTCACCTAGAAAGGCGGGATCATATGACGGCCGTTAAACCAGCGCCCAACCATCCTTGGAGACGAAAATTTATAGCCACAAGTCAGGAAAACGAATATATCAAGCAGACCATCGTTAATCCACAGGTGAACAACTGGAAAGTAGGCGGAGCATTGCCGCCCTGGAACGGGAATAAATAAGGCTACTCAGGGTAGCGTAGCCCATGCCCGTCAAATAGCTCGCGGACGCCTCCATACACACGAACGGGAAGGTCAGGAAACACGATGGCGACGTGACCAGTGTTGAGCTGTAGACGGTCGGAATCTTGCTCTATCACATAAGGTATCTCCATTGCATTAAGCGCCTCTTTCAGATAGCTGACTTCAGACCATTCGACCGAGTAGTAAAATGACTTTTCCATGAGACCAACTCCTTTGTGGTCATTATGACATAAGGAGTTGGGACAAAAATAGTCGGGCACACAATGCTCATTAAGTAAACCACGTAAACTTTTAGACTCAATGCAGTATTGAAAGATGTTACTTAATAAAATTCGAATAATAAAGTTGTAGACTAACCATTGAGCTATCGTACCCGTTAGCCTAATAACTCTGCAGTTTGTAAGAAAGCGTCCAGCCGCTCCTTTTGAAGAAGATGATGACGGTAATGCATCTCCACCATCATGAACCATTCGACCGCGTTTAACGCGCCGAAGGCTACGGCCGGATGAGTTGCCTTTCGCTGCAGCCGCTCTGGGTCTATGCTCTGCAGCGACGCCCCAATCTCATGCATGCGGCGCCTTGCTTCCTCCAGCTTGGCGACAAGCTGCTCCTTGCTCTCTGGCTGAGGAGGCGTATATTGCAAGTCGGCCGGTACCTGAATGCGAATCGGTGGGAAGCTCCCTTGCTCAAACACGGCATGGCCGGCCTCCGTCTTCCCGCCGCCCTCCTCGCTGCCGCCACCGAGCGCCATGCACTGCTCCGCAAGACGGAGCTGCAAGTTCAGCGTGGAATGGGGCAGATGCAGGTACATTTGCCCAAGCGACCATTCGTTCTCGCTTGGCTTGCGACACAGTTCCGCCAGACTATACTTGTCCAGCTCCCGAACATAATGCTTCGAAATCTCGTCGAACCTTACCAAAATATCCGTAATCCCTATGTTCTTGTTCATCAAGATCATCTCCTCGAATACTGAATTACTCTCATCATATGAGAGGGCTCAAGAAAAAAGCATATTCGTAGTTTATATCTTTAACTCTATAATTCTGTTCAGTACCAAAGAAGCCCAATACGAATGATGGAACACCAAATAAATAAAAACCTGCTTAAAACTTGCTATAAAAACAAATGGATTGAAAAGCTCGAAGATGAAAGTGTCATCGTTACGAAAATCGGAATGGAAGAAGCAAAAAAGCATGAATACGGCGAACTTGGGATTGATCGTCGCAATTTTTGGTTCGGGACAGCTAAAGAGCATTTAACAAAATAGTTAAGTTGATAAGCGCCTAAAGTAGGTAACCGATAGCAACATGCCTGCCACCCTCAAATAAATTGAATTTACGTCCTGGGGTTAATAATTCAAAAGGTGCTTCCTCAGAAAAGAAAGAGAAATCTGCAATGGTAGTTAGATCAGTACCAATCTCGGAATGCCAGATGATATCAGCGCTCCAGGTATCACCAGTTTTATCTTGAGTTTCAAACTCGACAATTGGGCAGTAACGAAAACTGAATCCCAGAGGAGTCGAACGTCCACCTTGTTCAGCAGTTAGCCATTTAATTTTTGCTTTAACAACCTTCTTCAAAAGGATCACCCCAAGCTTGATTGTAACAAAGTATTTCCAGATAGAGGAAGGCTAAATTAACACAACGGTAATTTTGTCAATGAAAAGCACCTCTTTGCACAATTTTCCATCATTAATGGGGTAGTACCAGCGTAGCTGACATTACCCCATCCTAGAGACTTTAGGGTTTGGATTAGCCCTTGGACTCAAGGGCGGAAAGGCGTGCCTCAAGGTTAGCTAAATTCGCATGTAACTGAGCACTTTCAGCCTTGAGTCTTTCGTTTTTCTCGTTTAAACCTTGAATAGCAGCCAAGGCGACACCCTGCAAATCTATGCATGAGATGTATTTATCATCATCTCCATCAAGTCCGAAGGCGGCATGGAAATCCTGAGCAGTCGGGCCAATGTGACGCTCACTGGACGATTCCTCCTTGTAGTTCCAATACTGAATTGGCATGCTTGCTAAGTTATCAAGGATCTCTAGCGTGTTGACCTTAGAGAAATTCTCCTTAGCGTTCTTGTCACTGGTTAGTCTAACCCCACTTGCATAGACCCTTTTTGCATGGACGTTATTATCTGTAGAGAGGCTACCACGTGCATGGACGCTACCTTCTGAAACGATGTTTCCCAATGCCCAGACAGTTCCATCATTCAGAACATAGAAGGACGTGACATTATGTTGGGTGGTTCCATAGATAAGGTGTCCGCCCGGCTGTGTATGAAAGAGTCTTAAAGCTGCCGTTCCAATAATAGAAGAGTCACCAAGTAAGTTAGCCATTTGAATCGCTCCTTAAGTTTTGTAATTAAATCCGATGTAAATATTTTCAAATTCCTATCACATTATATGAGTGGGGTGGGCTAAAGGTTCATTGTCGATTTCGGCATCCAAGGAAGGCATATTGTGGAATTAGTTAACATAATCGCAATTATAGAAAGGGGATGATTATTGTGGGTAAAAAGCGTTTCAGGAAGTTTGGCATTATTTTGACTGGCTCGGCTGTGGAGAAGATGGAAGAGGCGAGGGACTTCGTTTTGGAGGTTCAACTGCCAGAGCTTCGAAAAAAGATTGCGAACGAAACCGATCCCGACAAGGTTACGGAAATGGAGAAGAGCAAAAAGGACTTGCTGCGGTTTGTCTTGAGGCAAAATCAAATGATCAACTATTCGGAAATAATCTTGCCGACGACAGTTAAGTTTTTCGAGGCTCATTCCCCGTACTACGCTTTGATTAAGGCGAAGACAAAAAGACTGGCTAGGTTGAACTACATTGCATACGTAGCGGATGACGATGGAACGCTGCGGGACGAAATAAAAGAGGTCAGCCGGGACTACGCTCTCGCTAGATACAGTAGGGTTGTAGGTGAAGATAATAAGCAGCCGTCTATCAAGGAAGTTCTTGAAAATTTTCAGCTTGACGAAAATTCGGTGCTTATCATCGATCCGTTGTTAGTGTGAACACAACACACGATTTGAGAAATAGGAAAATAAAAAGACACTCCTTGAATAATTAAGGAGTGTCCATGAAGTCCAAGATTAATGTTGGGACTATACTTGGGTAATTTGTTTTAAGACAATGATCGCTCTATTTAGAGGATGGTCACATTATTGGGGGTGGGCCAGGGCAACAATAACCGCAGCCATCATCCCAGCAACACGGGAAACAACGTCTAGCTCGTGTTTGATATTGCCCATATGATTCATATGGTTGATATCGCACCAATTGGCCTTTTACTTTCTTGAATTTCTTAGAATTAGACTTCTTCTTTTTCAAGGGATATTCCCTCCTTTATAACGATCTAAGATAAGGTATTAACAATATTTTCCTTTTGACTGGATGAGTGTTCTCAAGTACCAAAAATAGACGTAAAAAACAGAGTTAGTAAGGCTCCCCATGGGGTGGGGGTGCTTTTAACAAAACATTACGTTTGATAAGGGGTGAAGATGGTGGAGTTTTTCAAAATTTCGTATGGTGGCGGTTGTGACACAAAAGTTATCATCGCAAACAATAAATACGAAGCAGTGGGCTACTACCTCTTAGAAGTGCAGAATGGTACTGGTTGCGTTGATGACATTGACGATATTGACGATATTGAATGCAAATCTATAAGGAAAAGCAGTTTTGGGACACACCTCAAGTCGTGATTGGGCTAGAGTCCTGAGAAGGAGGGCTAACGTGTTCGGTTCATTAATAGATTTGGAGGATTTGCTGAATCCAAGGGGTTATACGAAGTGGTACTGGGCAGCCTTGATCGTCCCGTTAGCCTGGTTGTTTTACGGATTACTCTGCATCGTATATTTCGGGAATATCGTTGGTTTTCTGGTGGTGTGGCTTGTTAGCAGACCAGTGAAGTGGTTCAGGAAATTTATTTGAGGAGGGAAACGGGATGAAAGCCATCACAATTCACCAGCCGTGGGCGACATTGATCGCCCTTGGGGAAAAACGATTCGAAACAAGAGGCTGGTCGACCAAGTGCCGCGGTCCCATTGCAATTCATGCCGCTAAAAAAGTGGACAAGGAGATTTGTTTGCAAGAGCCATTTCGCAGTGTGTTGGCTGAACATGGATACACGGCAGACAACCTGCCAACAGGCGCGGTAGTAGCTCTTTGCAACTTGGCAGATTGCTTAAAAGTGGAGCATGCACACATCGAGGAAAAATCAGCTCTTTTATATTCTCCAGGAAGATTGACACCAATTAAGGGTAATGAGGTTGAATTCGGTTGGTACGATTCAGGTCGTTACGCTTGGGAAATGACGGATGTAAAGCCGATTGATCCGGTGCCAGCAAAAGGGCAGCAGGGACTTTGGAATTGGGGAGGGGAACGGGATGCAGGCAGGGCGTGAGATTGAATTCAGAGGCATGGGGGTAAACGGCAAATGGCACTACGGCTATCTAAACGTAGTCACCGATAAAAGAGCAGGCGTTCCATTAGGTTGCTACATTTCTAACAATGCTGGAATGCCATTTGCTTATCAAGTTAGACCTGAAACGGTTGGGCAATTTGTAGGGCAAGTTGATAAGACAGGGGAGAGGAAGATTTACGAAGGAGATATCACCAAAAACAAACATGGTGCCATCGGTGTTATCAAATTCCACAAATCATGGGGAGCCTTTTGTTTTGATACCATCCTTGGTTATAACGAGGAAAAAGAATTGGTAAGGATGAGCAGCGCAGTCCCTATGTGGAACGAGTGGAGTACGCTGACTATCATCGGTGACATCTACGAGAACCATGAGCTCCTATAAGGTTCATAACAAAAGAGAAAATTGTATGTTTTTCATGTAGAGTTGTACCTTTCCCTCTTATAGGAGTTTGCATAAAGTATATTCAAACTTTCAAAAAGGGGGATGAGCGATGAGGAAAAATAAAAACAGCATTCGTGGCGGAGTTTCCATTATTACTTGCACGAACCGACCACATTTTTTTAATAATATCATCGCTAATTATAAGACCCAGTTGTTTCGGGTAAAAGAGTTGGTAATTGTGATTAATAAAGATAGCATGAGCTTGGAAAAATACCGAAAAAAAGTGCGGGGATATAAGAACATTTCTATCTACAAAGTTCCAGAAAGGGTCTCTTTGGGCAGATGCTTAAATTATGCGGTCAGCAAAACGAAATACCAATTTATCGCAAAGTTCGATGATGACGATTACTACTCACCATATTATTTAAAACAGCAAATGAATGATCTTCATCGTACAGGAGCTGACATTGTTGGGAAGCGGGCATATATGGCTTATCTCCAAGCAAGAAAGCTACTAATTTTACGTTTCCCTAAACAGCAGAATAAGTTCGTAGGGGCGCTTGCAGGGGGAACCATATTATTTAGAAAACGTGTATTCAACCGTGTACGTTTTGCTAACGTTTCACTAGGGGAGGATGCAAGATTTATAAGAGCCAGCCGAGCCAGAGGCTATAAAATTTACGCTTCTGCTCCTCGTAATTACATTGCGGTTCGTAGAAAAAACAAAAAGAGTCATACATGGACCGCTGGAGACAGATATCTAATGTCGGGAAGTCGGGTTCTGGCGAAATCGATTCGGTTACGTAAACTCTCTTCCCGAAAAATAATCTAGCAGATGAACAAGATTAGGAATCAAAGTAGTATTTCAAAAAAATAGCCCCCCAGCAGGGAGCCCGTAAATATGTTCGGCAAAAACATTATAGCACGGGCTGCCACGAGGGGGAATTTGAAAGATGAGCGCACAAGAGCAACTGTCATTTCTGGAACCAGTAGATGAAAAAGAAGTCAGAAAGGCTGTTGTCAAAGCATTAAAAGAATATAAAGCCATTCGTGTTGCTGTCCAAAATAAAAAGGAGCGACAGGAAAAGGGCATTGATCAACTGTTTCCACAGCTTCAAAAGTCTGAGTCCACGAATGAGTTGAAAGTAAGGCAGATTGAAAGGGCGTTGCAGTATTCGCTGGATGAAGTAGAGCGTCAGATAATCGAAGAGAAGTATCTCAGCACATCACGGGTAAAAGATATCAACGTTTATCTTGATATTGGACTGACCAAGGACCAATACTATACAAAAAAGAAAGATGCAATAAGGCAAATTGCTACGGCACTCGGGATGATCTGAGTGTCGTTATTAGTTTTCATGATTAAAGAATGTACTATCTATGTCGTAACAGATCGTATTACGACATAATAGTGAAAATAACTATGTTCAAAAGCCTATTTATAAATTTGACCATCACCAAGGAAACGTTGATAGCATCGTTAAAAATTCTCGTCAAATTAGGCTCTGTTCATTCTTAAGCTCAAAATAGACTGTATTCAAATCTATTTTCGGGGTTTAGTCAGAACCACTTCGTACAAGTTACATAAGATAATTTCAGACCGGGGATTGAAAGTTTACAGTTGTCCCGGCAAAACCGTGGAATTTGGAGGTGACTATTCAATGGCAGACAATGATCAGAAGATCATAAAAGGTCTAGAAAGAGCGATCAGAGAAACTCGCAGAGCAGCCGAACAGGCTCTGAAGGCGGCTGAAGAAGCCGAGAGAGCATTAGAAGAATTTGAGGAAAACGACGATTGATTTCCGATTTTTGAGAAAAACAATGTATAGGAGTCGATGATTAGAATGTCTGATATTGACAAAGAGGTTATTGAAGGTGTGAAAAGAGCAATTAGAGAAGCGCGCAGGGCAGCCCAATTGGCTTTGGAAGCGGCTGAGGCAGCCAGGGAAGCTCTAGAAGCGTTTGAAGATGACGATGGCGATTCTGCCGCAGCGGCCGCAGCGGCAGCGAGTGGTAGTGCAGCAAGCGCAGCGGCTGCAGCAGCATCGAGTGGTCATGGTGCGTCAGCCGCAGCCGCAGCGGCCGCAGGGAGTTCAGCAGCAGCAGCAGCAGCCGCCGGGGGTTCGGCCGCAGCCGCAGCAGCAGCAGGTAGTGCAGCAGCCGCAGCAGCCGCAGCAGCAGGGGCAGCTGCAGCAGCCGCTGCGAGCTCACATTAAGAACACGATAAACGGTCTGGATTTCTGTAAATAAAGCGTTACAGTAACCAAGTTGCCTTTAGAATTGTTGTCCCGTAGTGAAGTTTATGCAAACATGGATGTAATTGATTCAAACAAACCTATTTTTAGAGGCCTGGGTGAAAGTCAACGCATTGGGACAACGGGAATCGGTAGTTGAATTGTGCACTATGAGAGACCGCCTAATTGGTGGTCTTTCTTTTTGGCCAAAATTAATAAATGGAACAATTATCTATATACCTCGATAAAAAGATGGATAAAACCCCGACAAAATCAGGGATAAAAGGCAGGACGATTTGAAATGTTATGGACGGTAATCTTGAGTCAAGAGCAAGCTACATCGGCTCTTGGGAGATACCGCCTATCCCTTATCAATGGCGTACCTGAGCGAATCTATGGGTGATGACGAATGTGACCTTACGAGAGGGGGACATACTGAGCCTGAACGCGCTAGTCTTGCGATGATCGTAGCAGGGAACCATGCAATTACTTTTTTGCATTGTGTTACAGCGGTTTTCAAGTTTTGGGAACCCCTCTCGGAACTTTGAAAAATCGCGAATTACTCTGCTGGGATTTACCGGACAGGGGATTACATGCGAGACTTACGGCTCCAGCCACTCGCCCCTTGTCCAGTATCTCTCATATTCTTCTTCGCCAACCCTGTCAAAGAGTGCAGAGGCTTTTTTCCGGTAAGCAGGGGCAAATGCTTACTGATTGTTCTGCAACGCCTCCTAAAGCCTGTGACCGCAGTAGGCGTAAGGATTGGCTCGCGGCGGAGGCCCCTGCAAAAAAGAGTGGGGCTTTTGATATAGACAAGCACCTGCCATTACCTCAGAATGGAAGTATAGGGGGTGATATTTTGCCAGAAATTTATCTAGGAATTTCGATACCTGATATTGTTGTTAGTTCGAGAACTATTCTTCCAACTGTCGCAGGGGTTATTGTCACAGTGATACTAATAAGAAATAGTTTAAATTAAGCACCCACGCGGTGCTTTTTCTTTTGTGCGCCCAACAGACAGGGACATATTTACGAGGTAAGGCTCACTCGCTCCCTGCTCGGTGGGCGTGACATTTCCCATGATCAAGTTCTAATTGGAAAAATAAACCATAAATTAGAGGCGTAAGAAAAAAAGAAAAAGGAGTGGGTAAATTGTTTAAAACCATGCTGCGAAAGGTGTTATGTGCTGGTGCGGTTATTTCCGTATTGACTTTCGGTTCTCAGGCTGCTTTTGCGAACGATATTGTACAGAATCAGGGGAAACAGTTCAAAGCTGAAGGTCAAACACAAACAAAACAAAATCAAAATGTTAAAGAAAAGATTCAAGCTCAATATCAACTTATGTGGTTTAACATGTTTGGCCTTAAAAATACGGATGGAACGCAAACAACTTTCAATTTTGCAAGATTCACAATCGGTTCAACTCAGACAGTTACATTACAAGGAGCTCAATTTGGTGAGTCCCCGCAATATGGCCCTCCCGTTGTAGAATATAGGCTTCTTAAGATAAATGGAAGTAGCCCAGCATATATGGATGTACGGGGAGATGGTTCCTTTTCTAGATCTTTTACACTAGAACCTGGTACGTACTTCGCAGCCGTTACTAACTTTACCCAAAATCCAGTCAAGATTTATGCAAGTGTGAATGTAAATTAGTGGTTTAAATATCCGTATGTAAGCATCAATTGCACCCATGTGGTGCTTTTTTCATGGAGGTGGGTGAGATGTAGTGCGTCAGTATGTCGACTCGGTGACAGGAGAAATATACTACACGGAGGAAGTGCTGCGCCGGTCGGACGAGATTGTAAAAGTTTTTCGTCCAGTTGGGCGCAGCTCAAAATTCGTAAAGATTAAAGCCAGCCAAAAGGCAAAGCGACGGCTTAGAAAGCTGTCACTCGCTGAGGCTGGCTTTTTGTTGAAGATTGCCCCTTATGCCAGCGAGGGAACTAACCTCCTGCAAGGTGACAATGAGCGAGGGCAAAAGGGGACGCCACTTACCGTCAAAGACCTTGCCAGCATCGCAGACTGTTCCTATCCAACAGCACGCAAGATTGTGAGGACATTCATTGAGCTGCACATCATGCGCCGAACTGACTTAGAAGGACGGGCAGCATTAGCAATCAATCCACTGTATTCTCTTAACGGGAAGACAGCAGAAGCGTGGCTCCTGCACTTATTCAGCCAGGAGATCACAGAGGCAGGGGAAGACCCAAATTTGGACTAGGGGGTCGCCAGAAGCCAACAGGCAGCCAAAGCATAAGGCTCTAAGCCTCAACCACATTTTTTGGGGTGAAACAAAACATATACTTTTCTGCTGGAATAGTAATCGTTTCGTTACACCACCAAAACACAGCACCAGCCCAACAGTATCAAGGCGTACAGCAATTTTAAAGCTGGCAATATTCTTTATTCTTACTTTATTGCCACGAAGGAGCTGAACAGCATGGACATACGGAAAATACCAGTCTCTAAAATTAACCCAGCACCGTATAACCCACGGGTAGATTTGCAGCCGGGCGATTCTGAATATGAAAAGCTGAAACGTTCTATTGAAGAGTTTGGATACGTGCAACTGCTCGTCTGGAACGAGCGATCGGGGAACCTCGTCGGTGGACATCAAGGATTCAAGATACTTGTTAATGAATTGGGATCCACGGAAGTTAATGTTTCTGTTGTGGACTTGGATGACAACCGAGAGAAAGCTCTCAACATCGCACTGAACAAGATCAACGGTGCTTGGGATGAGGAAATGCTTGCCCAGGTGTTGGCGGAGTTGCAAGAGAGTGAGCTGGATCAAGCTCTTACTGGCTTCGATGATAAAGAAGCAGCAGACCTCATTGCACAATTCGCCTTCAAAAGCGATGAAGACACGGAGTTTTCTAACGAGGAACTGGACTTGGATGATTTTGCTGAGAGCAAATTCGATTGTCAGTGCCCGCGGTGTGGTTTCGTCTTCAATCCAAAAGACCCCATTCCACCCGATGAGGAGAACTACGATGAAACGGCCTGAGTGGGACTGGAGCCTTTCTGATATAGCGTCCGTTCCCAAGAACGGGCGAAAAGTCTTTTCCTGCTTCTCGTGTGGTGGCGGCTCAACCATGGGGTACAAATTGGCAGGGTACGAAATGCTGGGCAATGTCGAGATCGATCCGCAGATGATGGCGCTGTATAAACGGAATCAGGACCCAAAATACCCGTTTCAAATGCCCATTCAGGATTTCAAAAATATCCCGAATGAACAGCTGCCGGCAGAATTGTTTGAACTGGACATTCTGGACGGCTCCCCTCCTTGTAGCGTGTTCTCCACGTCAGGGAAACGTGAAAAGAAATGGGGGAAGGAGCATCATTTCAGAGAAGGTCAGGCAAAGCAGAAGCTTGATGATCTATTCTTCGACTTCTTGGACGTGGTTGAGAAGCTACGCCCGCGGATAGTAGTTGCGGAGAACGTTAGGGGAATGATCATTGGATTAGCGAAAGGGTATGTGTCTTTGGTAGCCAAGCGGTTCCGTGAAATGGGGTATGAACCTCAATTATTCCGACTCAATTCAGCAACCATGGGTGTGCCTCAGAAGAGAGAGCGCATCTTTTTTATTGCTCGGAGAAAGGAACTCAAACTTTCTGATCTGGTCCTTGAATTCAAAGAACGTCCGACTCTCTACAAAGAGATACGATCAGGAAGAGGAAGGCCGCTTGAGCCAAATACCAGGACTTACAAGCGTTGGTTGAAGAGAAGACCGATTGATTCGAGTTTCGGGGACATTACGGAACGAGTGGAGGGCAAGGTAAGTAACTTTAACTCTATCCTTGTTCATGATGCTCGCGTTCCTAATACCATCGCTAGTAATTCCTGCTTCATTCGATACGATGAGCCATACTACATCAGCGACTTGGATATCATTCGTATACAGACGTTTCCAAAGGACTATGACTTCCTAGATGCCGATGTGCAATATGTCTGCGGAATGTCTGTGCCTCCTGTCATGATGAAGAAGATTGCCGAAGAGATATACATGCAATGGTTGCATAAACTTCCTGCTTAAATAGCAAAAGGGAGACGCGCTAACGTCCCCCCATGCAACCAGGTCACCCCGGCTGAGATAGTGGAAACCCGTGGCCACGGAAGCTTCAAGCCACTATCTCGTTTTCCATTTTACAGGAAAGCCGAGGGTGCCACAATGAAAAATGACTTCTACAATAGAACAAATGACGAAAAGACTCAGCTCCTGCTTCAACATGAGGCGCACATATTGCAAGGTATACTCGAATCGAAAGCACAGTATCGCAAGGTTGTAAAGGCTGCCATTGCTCAGTGGGTGAAAGATCTGCAGGCTGGTACTATCAAGATAAAGACGGTTGATGATTTCGAAAAGTTGGTCAAGCTTGACTTGGCATTGCAGAGGGATGATTGTTAGCCTTTCAGTATTTTCTTTGTCACGTATTCATTCCAGAACGGCTGCACCAACATAATTACAACCGGGGTTAAGACAACAAGGACAATCTCTGTCATGGTGTATCCCTCCTTTCACTCTAAATACCGATCCTTCCTTGGAATCTGTTGCGAGGAATCAAAAAAAACTCCCTCATCTGCTCTACACGAGACAGGCATTCAGGCGTTAAGAAAGATTCACTCGCTCTATCGAAACCGAGAGTCAGAGTTATAAACAGGGGAAATTCTTGCCTGTCATATATGAATGTAATCGAGAGAAGCAAAATCACACGTTTGCGATGTAGAAATTTGAAAACAACTCTGACACTACACGCTAGGAAGCTCACTGACGGCATTTTAAGAGCACTGACGATATCGGAGTGATCAGAACGCACAAAACGCAAAATAGGGGCAATTCTTACGGTTTGGAGACGAGCGTGAGGTGGAGAGGAGTGGTTACTATTCAAATTAAAGGCGGTGAGGTGAGATGTAATGGCACGAGAGAGAAGTCCGAACAGGGGTAAAGCCTTAAAATTGTGGCTGGATAGCGGCGGGGAAATGCTTCTGAAAGATATCGCGGCCCAGCTTGGCGTTTCGGATGCCCAAATACGCAAGTGGAAGAAAGCGGACGATTGGGAAGCCAAGCTGAAAGGTTACGTACCTAATCCTAATGGTTACGTAACCAATGATTCCAATAGTCACGTACCCAAACGAATAGGCCCTCCACTTGGTAACAAAAATGCCCTGGGCAATCGCGGTGGGCGTGGTGCCCCCAAAGGTAACAAGTATGCTGTTGGCAACAATGGCGGCGCACCATTACGAAATCAGAATGCAGTAAGGACAGGGGAATTCCGCACGCTTTGGATGGATGCCCTTTCTCCTGAAGAGCTGGAGAGATTGCAGAATGTTGATCCTGACCCCATCTCGCAAGCGATCAAGACCATAGTCCAGTGCGAATGGCGCGAGTCTGGCATGATTGAGGAAATTCAAGCGATCAGACGCGGACTCTTGGATAAAGAGCGGCGAGTAACGCAGGAACGGGTAGCCCAGAAAGACGCTATTCCAGTTACAGACCCAAAGACAGGTCAAAGCACGACCATAAGTGTGACACGGGAAGCGCTTGTCGTAACCAAGATCGAGGAGATAGAAGCGAGTTCAAGCAAAAGAATTCTTGATATAGAGGAAGCTCTCACCCGTGTCGTAGACAAAAGGTTAAAGGCTGCTGATATGTTGGCAAGGTTAACCGACGGCATGCGTCAGGCTCAGCTTGAAAAGATATACCACAGCATTGAGATTGAGCGCGAGAAGTTACGAATTACCAGGGAGCGCTTTGAAATCGAAAAGGCAGCGATAGAGAATAAAGAGGGTGATATTAGCGCGCTCGATCGTTTCCTGCAAGGCATTGACGACATCGTGAATGAGGCTGATGCCGATGGCGCTTAAACTGTCCCCCAAGCAAAAGCATTACTATGCCAACAGTAACGCCAAGATTAACGTCTCCCATGGAGCTGTCCGTAGCGGCAAAACCTTTATCACAAACCTGCGCTGGTTGAAATTTGTTCGACACGGACCGCCTGGAAAACTATTGATGAGTGGCCGGACAAAGGAATCTCTCAAGGAAAACGTCTTGGACGATCTTTTTGCAATGGTCGGGGAAGAGAACTACCGATACAACGCAGCAACTGGCGTTTTATATCTGTTTGGTCGGAAGATCGAATGTAGAGGCGCGGAGAAAATCGACAGCGAGGGGAAAATTCGCGGTCGTACATACGCAGGTTGGTATGCGGATGAGGTCACTATTCAGCACAAAGAATTTGTGAAGCAGGCCATAGCCCGTTGTTCAGTTTCAGGGGCGCAGATTTTTTGGACAACCAACCCCGACCATCCCAAGCACCACATCAAGACGGACTTTCTTGAAAAAAAGTCGTTACGTGATAAAGGGCTTTTACTTCATTGGCATTTTTATTTGGAGGATAATGCCACCCTAACGCCTGATTATATCGAGATGCTAAAAGGGTCGTTCAGTGGCGTATTTTATGATCGTAACATCTTAGGGCAATGGGCTGTTGCTCAGGGACGAGTTTACCAAGACTACAGCGAAGAAAGGCATAATGTTAGTCGCGAAGAGATCAACCGGATGATTCGTGAGCGCGAGTTCATGGAGTACATCGCGGGGACAGACTGGGGAATCAGTGCTCCGATCGCTGCGAATATTTATGGGGTAACCCGTGACTACAAATTCTATCAGATTGCTGAATTCTATCAGAGTAGATCCACCACGGAAGAAGTAGGTCGCTGGTATCTGCAGCAAGAGGCATGGTTAGGGAAGAAAATCAGCGTAATCTACTGTGATAGCGCGGAGCCAGACAGAACGCTGGAACTGCAAAAGATGGGGCTACGGGCAATGAATGCGAATAAAGAAATTGATGCTGGTCTGAACACGGTGATGACCTTGTTCAAAAATGACCGGCTTTTTGTTTGCTCAGAAACATGTCCCGATACTGTAAACGAGCTGCTTACTTACCGTTATCCCGAGCCAGATGACCCGAAAGCAGCATTGGATACGCCAATTGACGCGGATAACCACAGCATGGATGCCAAGCGTTACTGTTTGCACAACTACCTGCGTTATCGCCGGATATGAGGAGTGAATGAAATGGGAGCAATGGAGGAGGCTCTGCTGCATTTGGTGCAGCTGCACGGATCCGTGACCAGTCAGATCATTAAAGACCTGATTGCAGAGCATGCGCCGAAACATCAGCAGATGATCAAACAATACGAGCGTTACAAGGCTTCCAAAGAGGGGCCGCCGATCTTCCGCCGTGAGTTCAAGGATAAAGATAAGGTGAACAACAAGCTGAACAACGCCTTTGACGCGGAGATTGTGGATACCAAGGTGGGATATTTCGCCGGGCATCCCGTCAGCTATGTGGTCGAGGAAGAGGCTACAGCACGTCTGAAAGATGCTACCATAGAGGAATTTAACACCCGAAACAACATTGAGGACCTGGACAGCGAAACGGTCAAAATGATGACGATTTGCGGCCATGGTACCCGGCTTCTCTACATCGATAAGCAAGGCAAAGAGCGCATAATGAACGTAAAGCCTTGGGAGGTCATCTTTGTCACCGACAGGAGCATTAACGAGCCGCAATTTGCCCTCCGTTACTACGACATCACGGTTCAAGAGGGAAATACAAAAACAAAACGTAAGCGTGTGGAGTGGTACGACGAAGAGAATGTTACCTTCTATTTGGAGGAAAGCAGAGGAGAGTATGTCCTTGACAGCACTGAAACGCTCAATCCTCGGCCTCATATGTTCGATGGTGTCCCTCTCATCAGTTTCTTGAACAATGAGGAACGGCAAGGGGATGCCGAAAAGGTGTATGAGCTAATCGACGGGTATGATCGTTCATTGTCCGATGTAAACAGTGAAATTGAATCGATGAGGCTGGCGTACCTTGTACAAAAAGGGCTGATGTCCGACCCGAACGATAAAGAACGAATCAAGCAAACGGGCATTTTTGAACTGATGAACCCCGACTCAGATGTTTACTTTGTCACCAAGGATCTGAACGATACGATCATCGAGAATCATCTCAACCGATTGGAGCAGAACATTCTCCGTTTTGCCAAGTCGGTCAATTTTGGTGACGAGCAATTCGCCGGGAACATTGCAGGGGTGGCATTGAAATTCAAGCTCATGGCCTTGGAGAACAAATGTGTCACGGCGGAGCTGAAAATGAAAACAGCCCTTCGTCAGCAGTACAAGCTCTTATGTAGTGCCTGGATGAAAAAGAACCTTGCGGACACCGATGACTATCTCAAGATTGGGTTTTTATTCACCCGCAATCTGCCGGCGAATATCCAAGAAGAGGCGACCACAACAAGCGCCCTGCAGGGAACCGTCTCGGAAGAAACACGCCTCGGCCTTTTGTCCTTTGTAAAAGACCCAAAAGCTGAGATGGAGAAAATGCAAAAAGAGAAGAACAAAGAAATGGCCATAATGGAAGAACAGTATTCTTTCGAAGTGTCAAAAACTGAACCGAAAGAGGCTAAGGCATGAACATGCCGGATCAGAAATACTGGAAAAAACGCTTTGAAGCTATTGCGCAGCAAACACATTACCACGCCGATAAGGTAGGAAAAGAGCTCCGCACAGCATATGATTTAGCAGTGCGTGAGTTGCAAAAAGAGATTGATGCGTTTTATTTGAGGTGGGGCCGGGAGCAGGGGTTATCGTATCATGAAGCAATCAAAGATTTGAGGGGAGAGGATTTCCGTGTTTGGAAACGGAGCATAAAACAGTATCTCAAATTGATTGAGCAGACAGGAGACGAGCAACTGCTGCGGGAATTGAACGGGTTGGCTTTGCGCTCCCGGATCACACGCATGGAAGAACTTATTACTCGTATCCAGATGATTACTCATCAAGCAGCAGTTAGCCAAGAATCTCTCATGACGCAACATTTGAGCTCCACCTATCAAGAGAACGTGTATCGGACCATCTTTGCTATTCACACAGGAACGACCATCGGAACGGCTTTTTCCGTGATCGATGAACGGGCTATCGACTTTATCCTCCAGTACCCTTGGAGCGGAAAGAACTATTCGCAACGGATTTGGAAGAATAGAGCGAAACTCGCGCACGTCTTACAGGAAAAGCTTGTTCAGGGTTTCATACAAGGTCAGAGCAATCAAAAAATGGCCCGGAATCTGGCTGTCTCCATGGATGCCGCGTATAAAAATGCGTTGACTCTTATTCGAACCGAGACAACCTTTGTAGCTAACATGGCAGCAACAGCAGGATACAAGAAAAGCGGTGTCGTAGAGTATGAATTTCTGGCAACGCTCGATCAAAGAACAAGCGAATTATGCCAGGAGCATGATGGAAAAGTGTACAAGGTAGCGGATGCGAAATCGGGGGTTAATCTGCCGCCTTTACATGTGAAATGCCGAAGCACAACAGTTCCCTATTTTGGCAAAAAAACAGGCGAACGCATAGCATTAGACGGAGAAGGAAACCGCATCTATGTTCCGGCTGATATAACCTATGCGGAGTGGAAAGAGCAATTTATCAAGTCGTGAAAAATTCCACTTCTTGTCCTAAGCACGACGTAAAAAGGCTTATTTATTTTGCACTCGTAGGCTTGTACTGCGAGGGTAACAGGAGGAAAAACCATGAAAAAAAGCAGCAGATTTCTTTTTCCAGTTGATCTCCAAACGTTCGCAGAGGGAGGCGAAGAATCAAACGGCGGGCAAGGTAATCCGTCTGGCGAGCAACCACCAAACAACGTCCAGGCATTCACACTGGATGCGGTGCAGAAGTGGTTTAACGATGATGCCGAAGCCAAGAAGTGGTTCCAGTCACAAAAGGACGCTCATTTCACCAAAGGGCTGGAAACATGGCAGAAAAACAACATGTCGAAGCTCATTGATGAGGAGATCGCCAAACGCTACCCGCCTGAGACAGAGGAACAAAAGCAATTGCGCGAGTTGAAGCAGCAGTTTGAACAAGAAAAACAAGCCCGCGTTCGTCAGGAGTTGAAAAACAAAGCCTTGGCGATTGCCACGGAGAAGAGTCTGCCAACTGGATTGGTGGACTTTTTTGTTGGAGCCGATGAAGACACAACATTGTCCAACTTAGGAACATTAGAACAGGCATTTAACGCGGCTGTTCAGGCATTCGTGGAAGCGAAGTTTAAACAAGGTGGTCGTCAGCCGCATGACTCAGGCAGCCAGACACCAGATAGTCTGCAAAAACAACTGGAAGATGCGGCAGAACGTGCAAGAAGGACAGGCCGAGATGAGGACATGGCTGCCTATTCCGCATTGAAATTACAAATGATGCAGTCTCAACAAAAGTAAGGAGTGAAAGTGTAAATGACAATCTTGAGTAAGGACTTAATTGGTGTAAAACAATCAGTGGTAGATGAAATTCTGCTTTTGAACCCCATTCAGATTCCAATGATTACACTACTTGGTTTTGGAGAAGCAATCACAAATACGCGGCATGAGTGGTACGAGGATTCTATGTTTGCAACGGAATCTACCATTACGGCTGCTGCAACAGCGACAGACGGCACATTAAAAGTAGCCAACACAGAGCCTTTCCGTAAGGACCTCGTTATTCAGGTCAAAGATGAGTTGATTTACGTGTATTCTGTCAATGAAGTGACGAAGGAATTATCTGTCACTCGTGGCTTTGCGAATACGACCCCAGCAGCCATTGCAGTAAACACAAAGGCCACCGTCATGTTTGTAGACAGTAAAGAGGCGCGGGATGCTCGTGACGATCGCTTTAAAAAGCGGGTGCCTGGTCACAACATTACGCAAGTATTTGATGACAGCATAAAAGTTTCTGGAACAGCTGAGTCAGTGGTACAGTACGGCATTGCCAATCAGTACAGCTACGAGAAGGCCAAGAAGCAGCGTGAGCTGGCTCTACAACTGGAACAAGCCATCATCAATGGAATCGAGTACCAAGACGGTGATAAGCGTTATATGCGTGGTATCCGGGAGTATATCCGCACGAATGTTACGGAAGCTGGGAATGCACCGCTTATCATGGACATGATCAACGACCTGGCGCAATCTCTGTATGAACGAGGCGCCTTCAAAACAGGTGGGGACTTCCGCGTGATCGTAGGAGCCAAGCAAAAACGCGCCATCGGGAAATTTGATGAGACAAAAATTCGTCTTGTCCGTGACGATGGTACACGCGGGAACTCCGTGGATCGCTTAGTTACTGACTTCGGAGAATTCCCTGTAGAGCTTAACAACAATTTGCGTCCGGATGAACTGCTCTTGATTGATAAGAACAGAGCCGTCATCCGACCTGTCAAGGATCGTGCGTTCTTCCATAAGTATCTGGGAGATATGGGCGACTACACCAAGGGGATGATCGTCGGGGAGTATACACTTGAGTTTAAACAAGAGGCCGCGCATGGCCGGATCAAGGGGCTGGCGTAATGAAGTATTATTGCGAAAAGTACAAGTCGTTGACGTTCTATGTGGACGGTGTCCGTCACCAATTTTTAGATGGTTTTTATGAGACCACGAACAAAAAAGAACAGACCGTACTAAATGAATTACCGGATGTGAAAAAGTTAGAAAAAGGAGAAGACGAGCCTGCCACCTCATAGGTAGGCTCGTTTGTCTTTGGGAGGATGTTGTATGCTCCAACGTGTAAAAGTACTCCTTGAGTTGCAGGATGATTCCATGGATACCATTCTCCAGTTTTATATCGACGATGTACAGCAGGCTATTCTGGACTATTGCAATATCGATGAGTTACCGCCCCAACTTGAAACATTGGTCATCAAGAAAGTAATGGAGTTGTATAAGGGGCAGCAGGATGGCGATCAGGTGAAGTCTATTCAACGCGGTGATGTGAGGACCGAGTTTGTTACAGCTCAATCCTCGGGAGACCTTATTACGGATTTGGCGCCGCGACTTGAAAGGTACCGGAAGCCCAAGGGAGGCAGATTCATTTGACCTTTCAGAAGGAAATGAAGGCACTGGAAAGGACGTACTATCACCGGATGAACATCGAGCGGGTGGTGAAAGTCACGAACGATGGTCTAACCAAAGGCAGCAAACTTCAAGTGGTTGGACAGAATATTCCTTGTGCATTGTCTTTTAGCAAACTCTCAAGGAATACAGCTCAGTCTAATGGACCGAACATGATTGAATATGCGGCTGTTTTGTTCTGCAACCCTGCTATTACCGTTTTGCCGGGAGATATCCTTCGCGTGACGTTAGAGAATGGTCAGGTACGTTTCATGCAAGCCGGAGAGTCAATTCCTTATCCTACTCATCAACAGGTCCCTTGTAGCAGGAAGGAAGGTGCGTAGTGGCTGAGTTTCGCTTCTCTAATTTCGATCAGTTTGAGCAGCAGTTTCTAACTCACCTTAAAGAGACGATGCCGTTAGTAGTGGAAATGAAGCTGTATGAAATCGCATATCGGCTCAATGCCCACATTAAGAGGCTAACCCCAGTTGATACCGGACGTTTGAAAAACAGTTTCACCGTAGGAAATTTGGTGAAAAACGGGGACGAATGGTATATCGAGGTAGGAACCAACGTGGAATACTCTAAACATGTGGAATATGGCCATAGGACTCGTGACCATAAAGGGTTTGTTCCGGGGGCGCATATGGTAGAAATCTCACTTCGACAGTTGGAACAGGAGCTGCCGGCCGAAATGAGTGAGTGGATACAAGAGTTAATGGGGGCATTAGGCCAATGAGACTCAGCGACATATTAAGAAGTGTCGTCCGAGCGCTTAAAGCAAAATACCCTGACTATGAAATATATGGGGAGTCCGTCAAACAGGGCTTACAATTGCCTTGTTTTTTTGTGTACATCGTTCCTCTTAGTAGCGAGCATGGTCTATACCTGAGTCGTGAAGCGGTCAGCGTGAAGATCGTCCATTTGCAAGATGAAAAGGACATTGAGCAATTGTATGACTTGCGGGACGAGTTGAAACGAAAGTTTGCCTTATCTCTGAAGGTAAAGGATTCTGACACCGGACGCGAGCGTACCCTGACGATACCCAAGTCTGAAACGCAAATTATCGATGGAGATTTGCACTTTAGTTTCCCTATCGAATTCTTTGAAAGTGAGATTGTAGAAGATCATGAGGTTATGCAGCACCTTATCGTTGGAATGGAGGCATAGACATGGGGCTACCCAAAATAGATATTCAGTTTCGCACCCTAGCTGCTTCAGCGGTTCAACGAAGCCAGCGCGGTATCGTCGCTCTCGTTTTAAAGGATGAAACGGGGACATTTGATACCCGGGTATACAAAGGGATTGAGGAAATAGATGAGAAGGAATGGAGTAAACAATGCTTGGATTACATCAAGCTTGCGTTTAAAGGCATTCCGAGCCAGATCATTGTTGAGCGGGTGAGTACCGATTCGCAGATTCCTCTCGCCAACCCTTATAGTCAGGCTCTTGTGCGTTTAAAGGACAAATACTGGAATTGGCTATCCATTCCTCAGCTCAAGGATACAGAGGCTTCCGACATCGCGACATTCATTGCAAGCCAGCGAATGAATCGGAAGAAAACCTTTAAAGCAGTTCTGCCAAATACCGCCGCCGATAACGAGGGGATTGTCAACTTCACAACCGATGGCATTGAAGCAAACAGCATGATTTACAGCACGGCAGAGTGGTGTGCTCGACTTGCCGGGGTATTTGCTGGATTGCCATTTACTCGAAGTGCCACTTACTTTGTTTTCCCAGAAGTTCAAGCGATCCATAAATCTTCTGAGAATCCTGACGCAGATATTGAAGCTGGTAAACTGATCCTGATCAATGATGGAAAGAAAGTAAAGATTGGACGAGCGGTTAATTCGTTTGTTTCTTTTACCCCTACCAAGTCACAATCGTTTAACAAGATTGCCGTAGTAGAAGTGCTTGATCAAATAAGAGATGACATCCGCGCTGTATTTGAGGACCACTATGTCGGCAAGGTCAAAAACTCATACATTAACAAATTACTATTCTCCACGGCAATAAATGCCTATCTGGAAACATTGGAGAAGGACGATGCTCTTGACCCCGAAGCAGTAAACAAGGTTGGGATTGACATCGAGCAAACACGTTTGTATCTAAAGTCGATCGGGCAAGAGGTAGATGATCTCCCACCCGAGGAAATTAAGCGGATGAACACGGACTCCCATGTGTTTATCGGCGGCTCGGTTAAGCCGCTGGATGCGATGGAAGACCTGAGGTTTCTTATTACCCTTTAGAAAGGAGTGACTTGTCATAGCTAAGAGACCAACACCCAATAACGTAATCAATGGCAAATGGGGGAGATTGACCTGGAACGGCAAGGAAGTATTTGAGGTCATCTCTGTAGAGGCGAAGATCAAGCCAGAGCGTTCCAGTCTTTCGTTTGTTCAGGTATTGGATAAGTTTGAAAAACTGACAGGACTCGTAGGGGAAGGTAATTTCAAAGTGTACAAGGTTTACTCTCGCGGTCTAAAAGACGTCGTGGAAGAGTGGAAAAAAGGTAAAGACCCGCATTTTAATCTTGTGATCGAGTTGACCGACCCTGACGCATTAGGGAATGAAACCTGCATCATCAGTGATGTATGGTTTAATGAGGTGACAATCGCGGGTTTTGACAATGAAAAATACTTGGAGAGAGAATTCCCGTTTGGATTTGCTCCTTCTTCTGTTGAGTTTGAGGACATGATTGACGTTGAATAAATGATTGGAAAGGTGAGATAGACATATGGAAAAGAAAGTGGTATCGATTCAAGATTTGATCGCAAAAGCAAAAGGTCGCGAAGAGAAAGAGCTTAAAAAAGCGGAGGTATACATCAAGAGCATTGACGGTCTGGTTATCATTCAGGAACCGGACAAAGCAAAAGTGGACGAGTACCTCACAATGATTGCTTACGGCAATAAAAACAAACCAGAAGACATGAAAACAGAAAACGAAAAGCTGGTCTACGAGTTTATTGTGGAACCCGACCTGCGCGATGAGGCATTGCGTAAGGCGTTGAAGGTATCAGCGAAGCATCCGTATCAGGTGGTAAATAAGATTTTCGACACCTTTGAGGTTGCTCTATTGGCAGATGAATTGGTAAAACTAGCTGGGGTGGAAAGTACAAAATCAGTAGAGCTGGTGGATGAGGTAAAAAACTAATTCTCAGTAATGACACGCTGTATCGTTGTCATTACTACTTGCAAAAGGGGATTCCATTGCGAGAGCTGCTGACAGCAGATCCATGGGAGTCTCTATTTTACGAAGCATCGATTTTGGCTGCAAAGGAAGAGGAGCAGAAAAAGCAGGAGAACCTTGGCGAATGATTGCCAAGGGTTTTTGTTATATCAGAGGTAAGGGGGTGAATCGTTTTGTCATTTATTTTGAGCGCGATGATTACACTCCGCGACAACGTAACAGCAAAGCTACAGGGGATTCGACGGGAGGTAAACTCACTCCAAGATCGAATGCGAGCTACCGCACAGCGGTTCGAATCGTTTGAACAGACAGCACAGCGGACAATGGGACGGACAGCCAGTGCGATCACGGGCGTTACAGGCGACATGATGGTGCAAAGAAAACAGGCCACCAAACTTGCCGGGAGTTATAGGACGTTGGCGAGCGTTCTGACTACGGTCGTGGCTCCTGCCTTGCTTTTAACTGGGGCGGGGATTGCCTACCTGGGCAGTCAGTATGAAGAGATGGCCAACAAGTTTCAGGCGCGGACGCTAACACCCGATATTCAAATGCCGCAAATGGAACGTCAGATGATCGACGTCCAGGTTAGCAGTGGGGCTAACTACGGTGATGTGGGAAAGCTCTTTTCTACCTTGAAAAATCGTTTTACGGTTCCGAATGAGTTAATGGAAAAATCGGCAAACATGGCGTTTTCCTTTGCGGATGCGTGGGGGGATGGTGGCGTTGAGGATGCAACCAAACAATTCACCTCACTGGTTGCGATTATGGATCGACTACATGTCTCTCAGGACCGTGCAGCTGACATATTGACGCTCTCCCTCCGAAAATATAATGGCGACCTGAAAAACGCCACGAAGGACGTTTTGGAGCATGGAGCGGCATGGAAGCAAATGACGGCAAATGGAACGGAGGGGGCCCTTGCCTACGAGCGCATGAACGAGGCGCTGAACAAGGGGGCTATGGGGCAATTCGGGGAAGCCTTGCGTAACAGCGGTGCCGCCCTTCTGGAAGTCTACAAGGGCATGCAGCCGACACTCGAACGAATCGGAGACTACCTCAACAACATGGCTACTGCCGCTAAGGAATTTTTACGAGAGCATCCGACCGTGGCATCGTTTGTCGGGCAATTTCTGCTATTAGGTAGTGCGGCTCTGCTTGCGGTAGGCGGACTATCCTTTGTTGCGTCCTACTTGGTTCGTCTACCCTTCATTATGGCTTCAATCGGTTCTCGTATGGCTTTAATGAGCCGAGCGGTTGCGGGCCTACCCCGTATATTTGCTGCTGCCGCCCCAATCATTATACGAGCATTTGCTGGTCTCCCCTTGGCTATAGCTGGCTTTGCTATTCATTTTGTCAGAATCAACCCCTTACTTTCGGGGTTCCTATATGCAAGCTACTTGATTCAAAAAAACTGGGATCGGTTCGGGCCACACATAACAAGTATTATGGATAGCTTTTCTGATGCTATAGATGGAGTTGTCAGCGTGTTAAGGACACTCGCTGGTAACGTCATGCCAGAAGTTGAGAATTCGTTCGAGTGGTTCACGAAAGTGTCAGCTGACACGCTTTTGGCATCTATCATGCACATTGAGCCGTTAATCCGGGGAATTGCAGATTTAATTCAAGGTGACTTACAAAGTGCTTGGGATCATTTTAAATACTCTTTTAATTTGATAGGTGATGATCTGTTTGGGGAGCAAGCTAATAGTATTAACCGTTTAGGTGCTGCTTTGACAATTGCAGCAGGAGCTTGGGCAGGGTATCGGATCGCAGCAGGATTAGCGACAGTAGCACAATGGGCTCTGAATTTTGCAATGAGTGCCAACCCAATCGGCTTGGTTATTACCGCCATCGCAGCACTGATTGCCTATGGTTACTGGCTGTATGAGAATTGGGACATGCTCGGTGAGAAACTCGGTGTACTCCGGTATGGATTCCTCATGCTTGGAGGTCCGATTGGTATAGTGATTGCCACCTGTGTAGCATTGAAAGATAATTGGGAGATTTTGAAGCTTACGGCCTATAGTCTCTATTTGAAGGTACGAGAAGCATTCGATAACATCGTGATTCACGTTGGAAACGCTGTGCTTGTCATTATGGACAAAGCCCGGATACTCATAGAGTATTTGCCATCGAAAATACAAGAAAGTTTTGATCAAATGCGCGATCATGTGGCTGCCAGTGTGGAGGCAGCACGTAAAGAGATCGTTTCGCTTCAGCAGGAACAAAAAGACGTTGCGTTTAAACGGACAATTGCCTATAACGCTGTCTATGGCAAGGATGATACTGACCATAACGTTATGGATGTACAAGCAGAGAAAATGGCTGCTCGTAAATTTAAGATGGAACAAACTATCACTACGAAGAAGCCAGAAACCATGGCTCAGAAAGGCAAAATTCAAGACACACTAGCAGGCATCTACAACGAGAGCAAGAAGACGGCAAAGAACACGGCGAAAAGTGGCCGGGACGATATCTTGAGCAGGCTCAATATCGAATACAAAGACTTGCTACTGAACAACATCCGTAAGATGTTTCCTGAGCCAAAGGTTGCGGGTATTAAGGCGAAAACACAGGCTAGTGGCTCTGGCGTCGCACCCAATTCGGAAGCGGGCGTACGTCAACAAGCAGGGTATGCGTTAATCGCGAAGGACCAGGCTAACAAGAAAGGCAATCAGGCTCCGACTATCATCATCCAATCTAAGTTGGCTGACAAAATTGATGGTGGAAACCCTGATGAGTTACAGCGTGTAATGGATGAGCGGGATCGCAAGCTAGTTATACAATTGAAACAAGCGTTAGCCAACAGATAGGCTGGCGCTTGTTTTGTTTGGATGGGATGCAAATGGATATTTATCTCTGGATCGATAATGCAAAGGAGTTGATCCGTCTCCCTGTTTTGCCAAGTGAGTTTAAAATCAACGAAGGTCAAAATAACGAAACGTATGACACGGTCAAGCATGGGGAGATCAAATTGATAGGGCTGCGTAAATTAGCCACTTGTTCGATTGAGTCTTTCTTTCCCGATCAGAATAACGATTACACATTCGTGAGGGATAAAACCATGTCCGGAATCGAGTATGCAAAAACTATTCTGAGGTGGAAAGACATGCGTTTGCCTATCCGCATGATCATTCCGCAACTCGACATTAATCTCCCGATGACCATCGAAAGCTTTGAATATGGAGCCGATACCACGACCGATATACCCTATACGTTGGAGTTGAGCGAGTTTAAGTTTCCGCAAATCAAGATCAACCCCATGAAAAATAAGAAGGGGAAGTAAGATCAATGTATGAGCTATACCTTGTCAAGAAAGACAGGCAGCTGGTCATCACGGAGATCGTTGGAAATATTTCGTGGAAAAGCAGCATAGACGCATTGGCTGTGCAACTGGACTTTGAGGTTGCCTTCAATGATGCCCGTTTCTTTCCAGCCAATCCGATTGAACTCGGGGACATGGTGGTCCTGGTGAATAACGGGAAAGTGGTGTTTCAGGGATTTGTGGTCGACGAAAACCGGAATGGTCGCGGGGGCAGGGACTATACCTGCTTTGACGCTGCCTTTTATCTAAACGAGAGTAAAACCACTGTACAGTTTGTGAAGACTCCTGCCGCGGCTGCAATCGAGAGGATTGTCAAGGAGTTTGAAATACCGATAGGCGGTATTGATGTGAAGGGTGTTCCTGTCACAAAAATATACAACAATCGGACTCCCGCAGATATTATCCGGGACATTATTTCGCATGCCCTTTTACTGACCGGACAGACGTACCGCATGGAAGTAAGAGAGGGACGATTCTACGTCCTGAATCAGCAGGACCTCATCATTTACCCGACATTCAAATTAGCCGATAACGTTAGGTCGTATCCGATCGGTGAATCTATCTCGAACCCGAAGAGAAAACGATCGATCCAAGGCATGCGAAACAGTGTGCAAGTGACATCGGAGGACAAGATTGTGTACACGATTAAAGAGTCAGCTACCGTTAAAAAGTATGGTCTCCTTCAGGAAAGTATTAACGTGGATAAGCAGGATGTGGAGAGCGGACGACACAAGCAAATAGCGAACGTACTGCTTGGTAAACTCAACCGAATAGATGATATGCTCTCTTTCGAAGTTCTGGGTAGTGACGAATTGCGAAGTGGTCGCCTACTCTACGTTGAGGAGGAGACCACGGGAACGAATGATCTTTACTTAATAACGGCAGCCAGTCATACGATCAAAAGCGGAATACACAAAACAAAACTGGATCTGGAACCAAAACCATAGGGGGGATGAGGATGCACTTGGCAGAGGCACTAGCACAAGAACTGAGAAATCGAGATAATGCTGTCCCTATGGGCGTTCAGACGGGAACGGTAATCAAGGACCTGCCTGATGTAGAGGTAAAGATCAACCACACAACGACGATTTTGTACAAAGAAAATCTTGTATTTTCTCGAACAGGCAAAAATGCGATCTATCCCAACCCTACTGCTGTTGGTATGCAAGTGGTATTAGTCCCAACAACGGATGAACAGACCTACTACCTACTCGACGAGGTGGTGGAGATCGAATGAGCATACCGGAAATTGGGAAAAGTACCCCGCAGTATTCTTTGATAAATGCAAGCTACGACCTTGGTGTCACCTATCTCTTTGACTTCAAAAAAAAGGACTTTATTTACAAAGAAGGAAAGCCGGTTGAGGTCACAGGTATTGAGGCGCTAAAGGTATGGATTTGCAAGATTATATATACGGAAAAGCACAGATTTCGCGTTTACGAAGGTCTTGAAATTGACTATGGGGTGACGTTGGAAGAGTTTATCGTGGGAAAAAAATACCCCACCCCCTTTGTGCAGAGTGAAATAAAAAGGGAGATCACAGAGGCGTTGCTTCTTCATCCTCGCATTTCGTATCTTTCGGATTGGTCGTTCACTAGAGATGAAAATTCCCTAGAAATTGCGTTTACTGTCAATCTAGTAGATGCACAATCATTTACTATCCAGGAGGTAATTTGGTATGGCCGAGATATCGAGGGTAGATTATGAAACAGTCGATGAATTACATGATCGCATGTTGCAATACCTGGATGATCGTTACGATAAGAGTTCAGGGTCTTTTTATTTTGATGCGACACGCCCAATCGCGATAGAGTGGTATAAGCAAAAGGGAAAGTTTCAAGATATATTGATGCAGGCATTTGCTGTTACTGCTACAGGGAAATGGTTGGACCTTATCGCCGAGGATCATGGCCTTAAACGAGCGTCAGGGGAGTCGGATGAATCTCTACGGGATCGTATCTTACAACAAAAAAGAAACCCGGAGCGCGGCGGTTCCATAACTGATTATGAGCGCTGGGCACTGTCTGTTACAGGATGTACCTACGCAAAAGCGATTGATTTCACTCGTGGGATCGGGACCGTTGATGTCGTAGTAGGAGGAACGGTGGCCGACTTAATAGAGATGGTTCAAGAAGTGATCGATAAGCGGAAACCAGGCGGAGTTGATGCTGTGGTTCGCCCAGTAAGGATGCAGACCGTGCCTATAACGGTTAAAGTAACCGGGATGGATAAGGAAAAAGCTCAGGAAGCCATTACCGCCTTTTTACGAACCATCGGTGTGGGAGGGACATTACTTGTATCCCGGGTATTGGTAGCCGTCATTGCGGCCGGAGCTACCGATGCATCCATGATTACTCCCATGCAAAACTTCACCCTTTACCCTGATGCACAAATGGATCCGGTGGTGACAGTTATTTGAGTAAAACACTGTACGAGAATCTGATAAGCTCCCTACCGACTTATCATCGGGATGGACCACAGTACCAAGCGATCATGAAGGTAGTTGCTGACCTTACGCCAGACGTTGACGGAGAATGGTGGAAGGTTTTTTTTCTTCACTTGCAATCGGAATTATCCCGTGAGATGTGGAAAAAAGAATTAGATGTACAGGATGAAGAGGAACTTGTAGCTAAACTCCGTTCCCTGGGGACTCTGAGCGTAGAAATGATTACTGAACAAGGTTTTGGCCTTCAAGAATCGTACCGACTCATGCCAGAAGCTGGCGTGGAGCTATCGGAGTTTGGGGTTTTGGCCGATGGATGGGAGTTTGCACCTCTTACCTCGGTTATTTTCACGACACCAGAAATCTTGGGTGTCGCAAGAGGGCTCGTCAAAATAATGGGACCAGCAGGCTTTCGATATTTATTTTCGATTGCGTTATCTCACAAGATCGAGTATGAACGAGGATCAGCAAGTCAAAGTATGGATAGATATGGGGCAATCCTTACCATTGACCATGGGGATGATGAGCTGAGCGGTAAGGAAAAAATGACAACCCACTCGCGAACCCATTATTCATTTCAAAACATCAAACATGACCGCAAGAGTTGGTGGTCACCGAATGTATTTTTTACGGATGACGTAACGTTTGTTGACGAAGTGTTCTATATTCAACAATCAAAGGTTACGAAAACAATATAGGGGGTGCAGGAGTTGCCTTCAAAAACAAGTGATGTAAAAGGCATGAAAACGTATCAGACCTTTAATCTGTTCAAGGACAAGAACGTGTTTATCGCTGTGGGAAAAACGTCTCCGTGGAATCCTGAAAACCCTGAGAAGGTTCCAGATGTCTCCTATGGTCAGACGATGGCAGAGATTGTTGCGTTGAAGCGAGCTGACCAAGTGAGGTTTGTAACGCCAGATGATACAAATGGAACGATCATACAACGTGGCCAGAAGTGGCGTCTCATTGAGGAAGTTGAAGCGCGGGCAATTGATTGCCGTTGGCTATATGTACAGGCTTGGTTGAGGTATGACGAGTTTCCAATATGTAATTATCGTCAAACAGGAGTATATGCGGGCACGATCTTGGTAGATGGGTCACCGGTAAATAAACAGGTAGTCAAACCGGATGAAGTGAAGGATATGGGTTTCCTGTTAGCTGTGACGAATCAGTCGCCACTGCAACGGGAAGTCACTCATCGCGAAAGCATTGAGTATATCTTGGAGCTGTAAAGGAGGGTAACGATGGCAAAGGAAGTATACAACCGATTTGATCCAACGAATAGATGGAAGTCTGTTGATTTTGTCGGCGGTCGCCGGGTTCAAACTGCTGAGCTTAACGAAATGCAGGCGATGTCACTCTATCGGGATAAGCAAATAGGAGACGTAATTTTCGGATCAGGTCACATCTTAGAGGGCGGGCAGTTATTGATTAATAAGGAGAAAACGCTCGTCATCGTATCAGCAGCACGGGTATATCTAGGGGGAATCATCCACGATGTACCGGAAACAGCACTGACGATAAAGGGAACTGGAGAGGAAAGCATTGGGTTGCGGGTCAATCCACAAACAATCACATATGAAGATGACCCAACCCTGTATGATCCTGCGGTTGGGTTTTTTAATTATGGCATGCCTGGTGCTCAGCGAACCATTTTGAATCCGACTTGGGTAGTAGATGATCCAGAAGCAACTCATATGTATCGGCTGGTGAACGGGGATCTCATCACATCCAAATTACCGCCTGAGCTCGAAGGATTTACCCCGATTCTAGCTCGTAGAAGCTACGACACAAATGGTTCATTCTTGGTCTCAGGAATGGATGGATATATTGAGCCGAGGGATGCAGCGAACGTAACGCTCGTAATCGACGCGGGCAGAGCCTATGTTCTTGGATATCAAATTGATAAGTTGGTTCCCCTGCGACTTGCAATTCCCAAAGCACTGGACACCCGTGTGGTTGTTAATGAAACGAAGACGTATCTGTCTAATACATCCTTTTACCCGCTAAATTCAAAGCCTGTGAAAGCTTTACAGACGGTTACAGCAACAGTAGAGAAGACACAGACAATTACTCGGGGAAATGTGGCAGGAACCTCAGACCTTTTACCAATGACACCTGTTGTAGATATTGTCTCGATACAGGCGGGCAGCACAAGTTATGTCAAAGGGACAGACTTTCAACTCTCAGGCGATGCCGTAGACTGGTCATTGGCAGGTGCTGAACCTTCAGGTGGGACGTCGTATACAGTCACGTATCGCTATACAAAACTTATGGTTATTGGGACAGATGTAACGTTGGATAACAACGGGGTAAAGTGGCTTGGTAGTGATCGGCCTGTACCGAACTCGACTTTCCAGACGACCTATGAGTTTTTTCTCGGGCGGAAAGATGTTTACTACCTTACTTACCAAGGCGAAGTTCATGTCATACATGGTCAGTCAGACATGAATCCTTACCCTCCTTCTTCACCACCCGATGTCTTAGAACTGGGAGAGCTTTATCTACCCCCAAATTCAAACGCTGTTGTGGTTTCGAATCGGAAACCCAAACGATTGACGATGCTCGAGCTGCGTTCTCTCCTTGATCGTTTAGAACGTGCAGAGTACAACCAAGCTTTGGCAGACCTTGATCGGGCGGCGCAAAACTCTGATCCGTCACTAGCGAAAAAGGGTGTTTTTACAGACAACTTTACCAATTTTGAACGCTCCGATGTTACTCATCCTGACTTTGATGCAATGATTAACCCGCGTGAAAAAACGGTACAGTTAGCCGTTGAGAATAGTTTTATAGAAATGCAAGTAAATCAGGCTGCATCTACCGTGCGATTTCATGAGCGGTTAATTACCTTGCCATATACCGAAGAGGTGCTCATTGATCAACCATTTGCAACTGAAATCATGAATGTGAATCCATATCAAGTATTCGGGAATCTGGCCACAATTCGTTTGACCCCTTCTCATGATACCTGGGTGGAGACGTCAACAGTTACACAATCCGTTTGGGGATGGTGGGCTGACTGGAGATCGACGGGAACGACTCGGACTGAAACAAAGGTCATTTTAGATGAACAAGTTCCATTCATACGGCAGCGTGAGGTAACGGTGGTCGGTGAAGGCTTTGAACCGAACAGTGATAATATCAAGGCCACATTTGACGGCATTCCGGTAAATCTTACTCCGATAAACGGATCGGCAGCTGGCACACTGCCCAACACAATGAGAGCGAATGCTCAAGGGCGATTCAGTTGCACATTTATGATCCCAGCTAATGTACGTACAGGAACCCGCGAAGTCTATTTCTGGAACGAGGTGTAATGATGGCTACCAAACAAAATGAAGCGAAAGCGTCTTATGTAGGGACTGGTAGGAAGCAGGTGGTCGAGCAGACGTTTTGGCAGATTCCATCTTGGCGACTGACTGATCCACTTGCACAAACCTTTATGCTCACAGATGAGCGGTTTGTGACATCAGTTGATTTGTACTTGGGTACGAAGGACCCAGTAGCGGACTTAACGGTACAACTTCGTACAGTAGTGAATGGTTATCCATCTATGACGATCTTATCTTCAGTCGCAATCAATTCTTCTCAGGTTAACGTATCGAATGATAGTAGTAGGGCGACAAAGGTAAGGTTTCCTGAGCCGATCTTACTACAGGCGAATACGGAGTATGCGATCGTGCTTCTGACGCCTTCGAGTCAATATAGAGCATTTGTAGCACGAATGAGTGCACAAGACCTCATATCTAGGAAAACTGTTTCACGCCAGCCATATGACGTGGGTGTACTGTTTTCGAGCTCCAACGGTTCGGCATGGACAGCACATCAAGACTCGGATTTGAAGTTTAAGCTTTATGGAGCCAAATTTATGAACGATGCAAAGCTCCAATTCAATCCTGTGACTGCCAACCAAGTGACTCAACTTGTCCTTTCTGCAAGTCAACTTGTACCTCGAAATTCGGCGCTGTTGTGGCAATACTCCATAGATGAGCGAAATTGGTATGCACTTGATGATCTGGATGTGACATGGTTAACGCAGCCAACGAACAAGGTGCATGTGCGGGCTTTATTTAAGACATATGGATCGTCACCAGTCGTCCAGTCAAGTGTAAGTCTAATCCCGATGGCCTATAAAAAGAATGGCGTATATTTGAGTCGAGAAATTTCAGCAACGGCCCCATTTACGAAAGTTACTGTATACGTGGAGTTGAGCACACCAAGTGGTACATCACAAACTGTTGAATACTCCATCGATGGTGGGAAGACGTGGACGGCTATGGGATCGGCAACCGAACAAACGCCTATTGATGACGAGTTTACGCGATTGAAGTTTGAACGCACTGTTTCATCCTCCACAAAGCTAAGGATTCGAATAAAGCAGAACACGACTGTGATGACAATAACTCCGAAAGCGCGGTCATTGATGGTGCATACCTCATAAGGATGTGACGTAGATGAAGAATCGTATATCTATCGATCCAAGCGTCCCTGACAGTCTTTTGACAGGGGCTAAAAAAATCAACGAAAACTTTGATCAGATAGATTCAAAAATAGAGCAATTTGAAACTGTAACAAAGTCAGAGATAGCTTATCTGCATTGGAGGGCAGGTATTAATGAAAAAAACATTTTGGAAATGGCTCTTGAGTTGGAGACCGTAAAAGGTGCAGTTTTAAACGGGATGACAAGCAATATTTATATTGAATCATTTATAGATGTAGAAGATGTCATCCTATTAAACGGGGCTACAAAGCATGACAGCACGAATAAGAAAGTGTATCTGGTATAGAAGGGAGGAATAATCTTGTCACTTATTACAAAAGCCTACGAAGCCTTGGGAGTTGGGGCGGTAATATCAAATGCTGTTTTGAAAAAGGGTGACGTAGTAGTAACCTATGCTACTTCTGGGAGTAGCGGGGTAGACGCAACCGCTACACTAAACGCGGGAAGTATGACCCAGAAGTATACTCACGCGTACAACACCGCTGGGGGTTCACCCGATTCAGTTTGTGCCAGAGTATATACCGTAGATAATGACGTAACAGCAAACATTACGGTCGGCGGAAACGGTCAGTCAGGTCAGGTTACAGTAGTATTCCGAAACGCCCAAATTGTGGACTGGGATAGTACAGGCTATGCGACAGGTTCACCCGCCCAGTCTATTCCAACAGGGTATTCTACACCTGGTATGGGCGTTCTGCTGGTAAACCGCTATAGTCCACCTTCAAACCCGCCCGATTATACTTGGCTGACGAATGGGTCAGCTTCTGTTGGTTACTTGGACAATATTTCTACTCAATTGGCCCAGCCTCCAGCGTTATCACAAACCGGGGGGACTTATTCTTCGATTATGGCCCTTATGCTTGCACCGGTGAATAGAGCACCAAACGTGCCTTCAATGAACCCCACAGGGACTCTTGCTGCTCCAGCATTACTGGCGACATTGACTCCTACACTGAACTGGTCATTTTCTGATCCAGACGTTGGGAACAGCCAGAGGGCGCGGCAACTGAAAATATACGATGGGACAACGCTTATTTATGACAGTGGTAAAGTAACCACAGGTAGCACGACCTTTACGTATCCATCCAGCGGGGTAACAGCTTTGCAGCCCGACAAAGTATACGGTTGGGAAGTCACCGTATGGGACAACCACGACGCCGTAAGTCCTTATGCTACTCGTCAATACTTTAAAACAACAAAAGCACCAACGGTAACGCCGAAAAGCCCATTAGGGACTAGCGCCTTACCGTTAATGATAAGCCAAACACCGCGCATACAATGGACGTACTCAGACGCAGAAGGAAACGCCCAGAAACGTTATCAGGTAGCCATTTACAATAGCGCAGACGCCCTGGTACATGACAGCGGCGTTATTGTGTCATCGAATACTTACTACGACGTTCCAGCTGGGGCGTTAACGGCCGGGCAGACGTATCATTACCATGTACGGGTAGAAGATTCTACGGAAATGTCCAGCGGATTTAGCGTATTTAACTACTTCCTTATCAATGTCCCCCCAGGTAAGCCGATACCCGACCATATCCCAGATACGCTGCGCGTAGGGAAGCGACCCGTTTTCGAAGCAACAATAAATGACGACGTAGAAAACGACGCCCAGGCATTCGTTTTGCAGTTGGCGACTAACAGCGCGTTTACCGAGAACCTTTTGGATTTCAGAAGTGACTTTAGGATAGAGGGCTGGGAAGCCTTCGACGGCACAGTATGGGACGCTTTTCAACTTGGCGGCATAATCCGGCCTGCGCAGCTAGTAAGGGACTACGGTTTCGAAGGAGTTCTCGGAGGAATTTGGAAATGGGACGTAGGGCCGCTGGGTACGGGCGACAAAATCAACAATGGGCACGAACAAAAGCGTAACGGAAACTACTCACTACGAATTGTTGCGGCCAGCGGAAACAATATCGGCGTACAGCAGGAATTAAAGGGCTGGAAACCAGGGGATAAGGTAACTCTAGACGCTTACGTTAATATCACGAACTACACAGCTGGAAGGCTGAACGTCGATTTAGTGGCGTATGACGCGAATGGTAAGAACTTGATAGATACATCCGGTATCGTCGCTGAAGGTATTACGACAGGCTTTACGAAAATTTCAGACGCCAGCATAACGATACCAGCAAACACTAAGACTTTACTGGTACGGGTTTTTGTAGATGGTACACCGAATATGACGGCATACATTGACGATGTAACGGTATCAATAGATGGGGTGAAGAAGTATAACAAAGTTCGCTATACCATAGGGGTAGACGCTTACTACGGAGAACCGCTTACCGAAGGAAAGGCTTACTACTGGCGAATGGCTGTGAAGGATGGCCTTACGGGTACAATGTCAGAATGGACAGATCAGCAGACGCTTACAAACCGTTTGGGGACAAGCGGGAAATGTGAGAACGCATCCGATTGGGGCGCGTACAATTGCACCGTTACAACGGAAACGACAAACAAAGTAGATGGTAACGCCAGCATTAAGGTAACGGCTACCAATAAAAATGTAGCCGCAGCATATAAGGACGTAGGAGGATGGAAAGCGGGCAAGTATTACGTAATTCTAGGTTTTATTAAAAATGGAAACGCGGAAAATGGGGCGCGTATTATACCGAGCGGGCCTACATATAGTGCTAGCTGGCAAATCTATGACAAAACGAAATTTAATTTCTACTGGTGTAAAACCGCACCTACGACCGACTATCCTGGCAACCTGGATTTAGGTTTTACACCGACCGAAGCAGGCCAGTACGCCTACTTTGACCAGGTAAGGGTGTATGAAATCTCGAAGGCTGAATACGAGCTGATTAGTGTTGATCCGTCTTGGAGTGGCGAACTGCTGGCCCTGCGTTACCCGTATGTCGATAATACACAGACCATCCAACGTAAAACACGGATACGCTGCGGAACAACACTGGCATTACAAACAAAACCGATCAAGACGACGGCCCCTGTAGATCGAAGTGTATTTTCGAAGTTTGCTACGCTGCCTATTAACGTGCCAGCTGCAAAACGGGTAGAGGAAAACGACCCAAGCCTAGTATACAGCGGGGTATGGTCAAACATAGGGCCGCATAGCGGGTATAGCGGAATGGACGGAAAGGGAAGCGGCGCGACTGGGGATTACGTAGAACTAACGTTCATCGGAACAGGTATTCGTTGCTTCGGTTCAAAGGCTCCGTATGCGGGGATTGCCCAGATATTCCTGGACGGCGTATTTGTTGGCGAAGTGGACTACTACAAGGCCGCGCCAGAGACTTTCCAGCAGCTTATGTACGAAAATGCGAATCTACCCTACGGCCCGCACAAAATCAAAATAGTCGTAACAGGTAAACGTAACACGGAATCAGCTGGAACGTCTGTTTATCTGGACTTCTTCGAAATCCTGGACACAAAGGCCCCAGCCGTCCTAACTGTCCAAGCCTCAAATAATGCGAATGATGTTACCCCAACTTGGGAAGAGGTAACAGCAGCTTTCATTTCTGGTGAGCCATATTTTTTTGAAAACAAGCTGAAAACGGCACCTGATTGGGGGTTATCTGTAAAAATAATCGTAGATGCAAAAGAACGGCTAGGTCCGATAGAAATTGACGGTTTCGGGATCAGTTATGAATGAGGAAGGTGCGAGGTTATGGGCAGACACTTAAAACAAACCGATTTGGCTCAACTACGTACAAGTGAGCAAGCAAAGGGAAATACAGAGCTCCAATCGGCTTATGAAGCGATAGCTGCATTACATGAGACTGTTGGGGTATTGCAAAAAGAAGTCCAAACATTAAAAGAGGGTGAAAAATGATGGTGGTAAAATATATGATTCCGGTTTATGCCTACTTAGTAAAATGCGGCTGGTCACTAGAACCAACTGGCATGGAAGGAGAAAAAGTAATTCCGGAACCCTATCGTCAACCTGTGGCGGAACACTTAGCTACAGTACAAACAACTTAGCGCCTTTTCTCATTACGAGAGAGGCGTTTTTTCATGGGGAGCTGCAACTGCGGCTCCTTTATTTTTGCCCCAAGGGGGTGAGGAGGAAAATGAGCTGATGAAGTTTTTACAAAGCTTAGACAATGTAGCGACCCCAGCAAACGGAATAGCAGCAACAATGGGGGCTTTCTTAGCTCCAGCATTTCATTACTTCTATGGAACTGGTCGTACCGACATCCTGGTTGTTCTTCTTGTCATGAATGGCCTTGATTGGGTGACAGGGATTGCCGCAGCCAAAAAAGACCAAACGTATTCATCGGAGTATGGATTGTCACGAATCCCACGGACGCTATTTCTGCTTGCACTGCCGGCAGTTGCAAACCTATTGGATAAGGTCATGGGCACGCCGGGCTTTCTATTCTATGGCGTAACATTCGGATTGATCTATCACACATGGACGAGCCTGACTGCAAACGCACACCGAGCAAACTGGCCGATGCCAAAATCCATTGAAAAGCTGGTCGGTTCTGAAATCAAAGCCAAAGCGGAACGTGCCGCGAGAAAGGAGTACAAATAAACATGAATATTACAATCCCAGGTGCGCGCGTGACAGACGTTCGTGCCTCTTTACCACGCCACAAAACATTAAGGTATGGACGGCGCAAGCTATCGGATATACGATCCGCAGCCATCCACCATTCAGCTACATTAAACGGATCGCCAGAGGCATTCGCACGCTACCATGTCAACACGAACGGCTGGCCGGGCATTGCCTATCATTTTGTGATTCAAAAAGACGGAGTTATTTACTGGTGTAACGATCCAGAAACAATCTCCTACCACGTAGGCAATAGCAACCGTCATGCGCTAGGCATTTGCCTTGTCGGAGACTTCCGGACACAGAAACCGACGCCTGAGCAACTTGATGCCGCCAATCGCCTGATCCAGCACTTGCAGGTACAGATTCCAACCATGAAGCAGGTGTTCGGTCACCAGGAGTACCCCGGCTACGCTTGGAAAAACTGTCCTGCATTCCCGATGGGTACATTCCGCACAAATTACTCACAATTCTTGCAAAAAGCTGTGGGTAAAGTGGATAAGCGCAAGCAAGTTCCGGTTGCAATTAAGTTGAACGAGGTATTGCTCCCGGTAACAGGCTTTTTGCAGGACGGCGTATCTATGCTGCCTGTCAGAGCGGTAGCAAATGTAGCAGGAGGCAAAGTGGAGTGGGTAGCGGCTACCCGAGATGTGCGTGTAAACGGCAAAGACCTTAACGAGAAGATCATTGCGGGATCGGCATATGCTCCTGCTCGTGAGCTGGCTGCTGCGCTTTGTCTACAGATTGAGTGGGATGGTAGTACAAATACAGTAATATTGAGAGGATGAGATTCATGGATAAAACAAACAAGAAGAAACAGGGAATTTTGATGATCATAGGGGGAGCTCTTGCAATTGTAGGAGCAGGAGCAGGGTACGGGTTACTGACAGATGAGCAAGCCAAGGCGATCCAGCAGGCCTTAGAGATTCTTCTAGCCGCATTCTAAAAGCGAAAGCCCTCCTTCGGAAAAATCTGGGGAGACGGGCTATTTATTAGTACCTATTGTCAATACAGTCCAATAAAATAGGGGATAGCGAGTGCTATCCCCCTGTGTAAATCAACGATTTTTATTTTTCCAACTCGTAATTCCACGATCCATTGTCATACTTGATTTTGAAAGACAGCGTTTCCCCGTCTTCTCTGCTAAACGCGAAATAGCCTTCTTTTAAATCTTCATCCAAAACAATAGTCGGAATGGAATCGCCGGGCTTAGCGTGCGCTTGCATAATCTCGTCCTGTACGCTAATGAACGCACCAGCTACATCCTCTTCGTATTTTTCTTCCATCGCTTTTATAAGCCTTGTGACTTTTGTAAACTCATTGAACACCCATTTTTTGCCGTTGTCATCGGTTATGGTCTTCATAACTCCCAAATCTTTAGCTTTCGCTTCAATTCCTACAGCTTCCAGTGCCTTTATGTGATTACTTTTCACATACGACTTTGTATCTTCAGTCGCGTATAAACTGCTACCAGCGAAAACCGCACCAGCTAATACAAGACCAGAGAGAATTACATTTCGTTTTTTCATACTTCTCTACCTCCCTCGCGTTTTTTTATTCAGGCCAATGTAGCGAAGGCTTTATTAAAAATCATTTCTAAATATCATATTTGGTATATCGGAGTATTCTTCCACGCCTTGCCTTTCGCTTATTAGTAGCGGTCTTAAATCAATATTAACTATTTGGTTTTGGGGGAAATTTATCTTCCAATCAACTATTAGTTTGATCTGTTCCTTTGGTTTTAACTGGTAACCTGCTTTAGGCATCGGAACTTCTTGATTGTTTATAACTATTTTTACATCTTCCTCGCTATATGCTACATATGGATTATTTATTTTAATCCCCTTTATTATAACTGGATATTTATTTTCATTCCTCGGTGCAATTTCTAATGGTGTTCCTTTTGAAAATACTCCTATGTTATTGGAGAGTGCAGATATACCTGAAAACTTTCCCTTATGAATGTTTATATTTGCCTTACCTAAATCTAAAACTACTCTTTCATTTTTCGTATTAAAGGCAATTTGCGTGAAGACATGAGTCCCTTCTTTTTGTGTTAACAAATGAACAAACAAAGCCTTTTGATTTAAGTTATTTTGAGGAGGATTTTCCTCTATGAAAAATTTATTAATTTTAACTAAGTCTGTACTGGGTAGTAACTCGATGGATTCAATTTTACTTTGATCAAATTCGAGGGCAGGGGAATGATTGAATGCTAAATTTAATACGAACAGGTTTTGAAAATCTTTTGTCCAATATGATTCGTAACTCGCCTCATTTTTCACCATGTAGAAAACCTTATCATCAGTAGCGGTAGTGCAAGAAGCTAGTAATAGCCCTAAAAGTAATCCCATTATGTATATATACTTTTTTCTCATATACCTGTCTCCTTATCAACGGTAATGGTAAAGATGGGGACTCATCAGAGTCCCCATCTTTATTAACTAATCAGTTATCCATTTCAGGTGGGTAGGATAGTACACATCTATATTTTGTGAACCCGTTAAGTATTTCCATGTACCTTTTATGACAGTCAGAGAGGGTGACGCCCTTAGAATTACTTTTGCACCGGGCTGCACCGTAACGGCAAATTGAGAAGCTCTTTCAACTGTATTTGTCGCTGAGTAACCCATTGTTGCATTAAACGCAGCTTGAAACGATGCAGTCACACTCGCGTTGTATGTGGTTGATTTTGTTGCTTTTGCTGTGAATGTGTAATTAAAAGGTGCTGGGTTCCTATTTTCATATTCCTCAACGATAAATGGTTGACCGCATGCTTTAGTCTCAAAATTATATACCCAAGAGTCAAATGCCAAAGGAGAAACTTTTGATTCTTCAGAATTATTCGGTTGATATTCTACTTCATGTGGAATCTTGTAGTAAGAAATTTGACTTGTACTTGAACGGCCTGGAGTTTTGTCATCTGGACCGCAAACATTTCCAGACGGTTTTGTGTATGCCAATGAAGTAGGTACAATGGCAGCGAGTACAAGCAATGTTGCAAAGGTAGAGCTAACCAATTTTTTCACCTATATCCCTCCCTTTTTTTTCCAGTTTATCATATTATCACAAAAAACACACTCAATTTTGGTAAAAATTACATTTTAATTCAAGTCCAAAATCCGTAGATAGCGGCGGATTATTCAATACTGGTCATTGCCCGTTGTGAAAGCTCCTCTTTTCGGTGTAATCCTCTCAAAATTTGAGGATTCTCCCTTCTTGGGGTCCCCACACGAAACGTGTGGAATTCCTCCTGTAACAAAAATCCTTTATTTTCTATCTTTTTGCATCATTTTTGATTGAATTACCAGGATATACTGATCTAATTGCTGGCTTAATTCCACGACTTCGTCATCCAGTAAATCCTTCTTCTCTAAATACAATTGCTCCAGTTGTTCACGCAATTGTTCAACAATGTTTTTGAAATGATCTAAATCGTAATAAGTTCCTCCTTCCCGATCTAAAGGTAGCGTGGTACATTTACTTATAGGAGCTGTAACTGCTCCTCCTGTGGGCGTTCCTTTAACCTTGCGAAGGGGTGGAACGCCCTTTTCGTGTGCAATAGCTCCTATGGTTTTCGCCTCCTTTTTTTTACATTTTTGTACATTAATTTATGTACATTTATTACTATAAACCAACATTCAGCAAAACGACCTCTGAAAAATTTTGAATGATAAAAAAAACACCCGAAAGGGTGTTTTACTACTACTTAACCTCCTGCACCGTGGGTATACGTAGTTACAACGTGATGACTCCTAAGCACCTCCTGATGATCTGGTACAAAGATTCCGTGAGAAAGTCCGAACAAAACAGTAAGTAGCAGTATCATACTCCGCATTACTTATTTCTCCCTTCCAAAATGTTTTGGAATTCATCTATCTGCTGGTCAGAAGCACTATGTCTATATTTCCAGAACATAGCGACACAGCTTTGGATTTTTTGCTGCTCCATCATCCTACTCGCTAACGCAAGGCAGCGTAGTGTTTCTGTAATACCTTCTGCAACTCGCCCCTTATTAAGCTGATATATCGCCAAATGATAGCGAAAATGTAGATGGCGGGTAAGACTAAAAGGATCTTTATAGTCTTGAAAGCAAGCAATCTCCTTAGAAAAACGCTCCACAATGTCATCTACAGATAGTCCGAATCGATTGGCCGTCTCCATAATGGTAAACATACCCGCTAAAATTTCAGGTGGGTTATTAGCAAGATGATTAACATACTCAGAAAGGAACTCTGTACGCCCCATTAATAAATTCAGCGTGTAGTTATTCGCTTTCGCCCATCCACGAAACTTTTCAATTTCCATTTCAGCAAGTTCATCACGGAATTTAAACCATCCCAGTTCCGCATATACTTGAACACAACTGATCGCTTCTTCATATCGCTCTTGTAATTGTAATGCGAGTCCTTTTAGTAAGAATCCTTGTCCATAATACACGACAAGATGGCGCTCTGTTTCAAGTATTCCCCTTACTCCATCAATTTCCCATCTTTGTACTTCTTCATTATAGATCACCGTTGCTAACTCTCTTAGTTCATCTGCATATCGCTCTACCTCCTTCCAGTTATGGAGCGTAAAGCACGCATTTGCTAACTGTAGTAACGCATCTAATTGATAGTTTTCAGGCAACCTCTTTCGATAAGGGTGAAAACGGACGACAGCTTTCCACTTTTTCTCTGAATTAGCTCCTCCCTGCACTGCACGGAAAAGCCGATACTGAGACATTACAAAACGATCACCATGGTTGTCTTTTTCCGATTCGATAACAAGTTGATAAAACGGGATTGACTCCTGTCGTTTCCCATTTGTAAAAAGCTTCTCAGCCACGGAAAACAGAATGGACAGGTTTTTCTGATTATCCAAAAGTTTAGGGACAATTAACTCGATACAATCCTGTCTGCCTATTTCTGCACATCGAACCAGATAGGGAACAACTCGTGAACGAGACACTCTTCCCTCGACGATACATTCCGTTACATACAGCTCATATAGCCATCCAGGGGGTTGATTAAAAGCTACAGCAAGTGCATCCAGATGACCAATCGTCATAGCCCGAGAAGGAGTTCGATTTAAAATATCGCTCAGTACTCCCTGATTAATACCTGTTATCTCGCCAAGTTTAGTCAGTGTGTAACCACGCTCTTTTAGGTGATGCTCAACTTCTGAACGTAACGATCGTTGAACTGTCTTGCCTTGCCCCAT